TATCGTGTATACGTCAGAGGGCAAGGCTACGCCATAAAAATAGTTTACCGCTTGTGACCGTGTAAACGTGTCCTTGATTTACCGCGCTTTGACCTAGCGTTTTGTTTTTACAAGTTCTGGTCTTGCTAGCAGCGCGTCGTCCGTGCTAGGTTCAGGGTGCGTACAGAGATGTACGTCGGGCCGGCCAGCCCGTGGGGCTTGTTAGCATCATCCCTCCCTCGGAGTGATTAACCCTTCGGGGGAGGCGATGCTGAAAAACCCAAAAGAAGTTGAGTTTTCCCATGCTAACGAGTTTCAAAAATGTCGAACCAAAACTCCATCGCAAGGTGGACGCAAAGACTTACGCCGAAAAAAGCTAAGTCTGTTTTCCAATTGTGCGCTACCATCCAACGTGATGCCGTCGAAGTGCGTCACGGCTTCGTCGTATTTGAGTCCTCGATAGACTTCGTTCGTCGGGCCAAGGTCGGCGAATACAGTTGGTCTACGGCTCAGACGGTCTACGCGGATGCTATGCGCCTTATCGGTGCGGCCTCGCTGACTCTTGCGGAGGCCAGAGGCTTCGGCTTTCCTTTGCGTAATGTCGTCGAGGGCAAGCGTCGTGGTGGCCTCTATGCGTTGACCCAGGCGCAGTACGAACGTGTGCTTGACGTATGCGTAGCGCAGCCCGTTAGCGTGTCGGCGCGTGGTCTGGGACCGGAGTTCGTGGCGCTGCGTGTTCGTCGGGTGAAGGGTGTGAAGATTACCGCTCACTGCTCGTTCCATGCCGACCGCCACCCTAGCGTGGCTCTGACGGTTCGCGGTGGCACCGCTTATGGTCAATGCTTTGCATGTGCTCAAAGTCTATTCGCGGTTCGTCGTGGTGAGGATTGGTTCGTTCGTGTTGCTGTGGGTGCGGTGAATAATCGGCGTATAAAGAGCACCAGAATTTCTGGTACAATAGCTAGAGAACACTCCGCCCCTCGTCGCCTCCCCCTCGCCGACTACAACGTAGACGACGCTTTCCGCGCCCGGCTTAGCCGGTGCTACACGAAGCTCCGTGGTGCTAACCGGGTCGAGCAAGACTTCGGTATGGAGCAATCCAAAACGCACCAAACACGGCTTCTCGACGCGCTTATGGAGTCCGACAAGCGAGCCGAACGTAGCCGGGAGTCCGCATACTACGGCCATATCCAGTGGCAAGCGTGCGGCGGTGACTACCGGCAATACTTACCTGACCGTTTCGTAGCGATGGATATGCTGTATCCGTCTGAATTTATCGACGTAGTAAAGGGCAAAAAGACGTATAAGATGCCCCGCAAATTCCGCTCTGCCGGGGTAACGCATGCGCTTATCGACCTCGACGGGTTCACGGCAGCACCGCTGAACAACACCGGCCTAGCGGCGTTGAAAGACCAATTCGTAGCCTTGGGTAAAGCGCAAGGATGGTCGGGTGAAGTCGCGCTGGTTCGTACTTCGCTTCATGGGATCCATGTGGTATTCGGCCTCGACCGGATGAAGAAGCCGCAATGGTATGGTGCGCCGGGCGTGCGGGATGCGCTCGTAGAATTGGGCGCTCGATGCCTCGACCTAGTGCGCTCGGTTGGCTTTGAGGGCGGGATGCACGATAAGCAAACGCTAGTGGCCGGTCGGCACGTTCGCCGTCCAGGCGCACGCATCGACAAGCGAGGCGAAATCTACGTTAGCCGGTTGGCGTTCGCGGCCTACGGCGATGTGTCAATTGAACCGCGTAAGCGTAAAGTGGCTCGTAAGGTGTTGGCGACGGTCTGTAACTGAGGCGGCTAGTGCTGGTCGAACAGTAGTAGACGATATGAAGAATATGGAGAGTCCAATGATGGTCTATCTCGATGATAGCGAGGAGCAGGATGCGGCGATGAGCGCGTATTTGCGTCGTGCAAATGGACTATATAACCACGCGCCTCGCAACTTTGAGGGGTGCGGTAAAGGGTCGCTGGCCGAACCGCCAGAAGTGAAAGAGGGTTGCGTCCTAGTCTACGGCGGCGGCGCTTGGCAAGACAGTGAATCCAAGTGGGCGCTCGAGCGCGTGAAAAGCAAATTGATGTTCCATACTTGGAACGAAGACTACTTTTACTACGAATCAGTCGAGGGTCGAGTAAAAGTCAACCGGCACAATTTCCGAGTCGATTGGGATCTCGTCGTGCCGGAAGCCGAAAAGCCATAAGGCGAGGTGCGTATGTCGAAACAGCCGAAGCCTGACTACAACACCAAACGACAGTTACTCCCCGAAGAAATCGAGCCTATCCTACAAGAGTGGTGGGATAAACTACACTCCTACGAATGGCTTTACGCGAACATGCCATGCACGCCAGCCGTTACCAAGCGGATTCTGCGTGGTGAGTTCTACGCCGAAGTCAAAAAGCCGTGGGTAGGCAAAAGCGGGTATCGAAAGCGCATACCGCTGGAAACGCGCATCGAGGCTAAGCGCCTGTACTACGAGTGCGGGTGGACCTCTACGCAACTCGCGGAGAAGTTCGGCGGCGATGCGAAACTTTGGGCTATCGCAGTGGTCACGCATCCGTTGCCGAAGCCCAGGGACCAGTGGAAGAAGAAGCCGGTCCAGGAGTTCACGGCGCTGACCGATGAGCAAGTAATAGCAGGCATCGCGCTTTACTACGATACGATGTGCAAAATCAGCGTTATCGCGGAAATGTGGGATTGTACCTATCACCAAGCGCGGGGAGTGCTGGAGGGCAAGTATTACCCACACTTGGAACGGCCCCGCGATATGCAGGTTCCGTGGGGTCAGCCGCACCCGCGTCAATTCCGCGAAGACAAAGGACCAGCGGTGAAGCAGGCGCTCCGCGACTATGTGAAGAACGACTGGTCGGTAGGTCAACTCGCACGGGCGTTAGGCACACGGCACTTCGTCGCGGAGGGCATCATCAAGGGCACCAAATTCAAGCGCGTTCAGCGGCCTCGTAGTTTGCAAATGCTCATCGAAGAAAAACAACTGTTCGGCGACGATTGGGACGAGTAGTGGCGACTAAGGGACGGAGGTCCCATGAAGCGGGTCACGTTCAAGTTCAAGCGCGAAATCGAAATCTCGGCGTTTGTGCCGGATGACTTTGAAGAAGCAGAGGCTAAGGAAATTGCGGACTCGATGGTTCGCACCAACTTCAAAGATTACAACGTCGCGGACTACCAGGTGTCGTTCTCGGCGCAGTTTGTTCGGGTGACAGCGGAAGATAGGGCGACTTCGTGGCACCGCGTTCACGGCGTAGACTACGAAAGCATCGTCAAAAATGACTCGCCGCTGCAAACTAATCTCGTCCTCGATGATTGGGGCACTGGCCTAGTCAACGCTTGCGGCGCTCGCTGGTGGCGCTTGGAAGACGATAATGGATAAGAAAGAGACGAACGGTCTGCTGGAAGTGATGCAGTACCAGGCGAATCTGATTGTCCAGATGGCCGCGTTGCTGCGTGAAGGCGCGGACATCAACGGCGAAGGTTGGGAGCGGTTGAAACAAATCCACGCGGACGCTGAAGCGTTGGAAGCCAACATCGAGGCCGCGTGGTTCGGTAATGGTGTCGCGTGCGACTGACCGTGACCCTCGACCTTTACGACGAGGATGTAGCCGAGATTACGTTGACGCAGGTGCGCTCGTTGCTGCGTGCGTACAACCCCGGCGCGGCCTCAGAATGGCCTGCTATACAGCGGCAGGGCGTACAGGGCATGGCGTGTATACCCCGTGACTTGCAAGACGCCTACGAGGCGCTGAGCGCGTGTATCGACGCGGTAGGCGCAGCCACAGCGATGGATGTGGCGCAACGGCTACGGGTGACGCGAGCGCAGGCTCAGACTCAGATTTTGCGGGCGCTGCTGGCAATGCGTATGGCGCGTATTCCTTTGGACGTTGAAGGCAGTTGGTCGCATGATATGCAGACGGTTCTATACCGGAGGGTCAGTGGCGCATCGTCAGCAGTTTGAATTTGTGGCGACGGTCAAAGCAAAGTACCCTCAGAACTTTGCGCTCTGTCGCGTGCTGGAAGTGGGAAGCCTCGACATCAATGGTTCGGTACGCTCGCTGTTCCAAGGGTGCCAGTACATCGGCCTCGACGTAGGCCAAGGTCGCGGTGTAGACATTGTGTGTTCGGGGCACGAATATGATGCGCCTGACCATAGCTACGAAACCGTTATAAGTTGCGAATGTTTCGAGCATAATCCGCATTGGATTGAGACATTCGCGAATATGCACCGCCTAACCCGCAAGGGTGGGTTAGTAGTTATGACCTGTGCAACGACGGGCAGACCAGAGCACGGAACGACGCGGACGACGCCGAAGGATTCGCCGCTGACGGTAGCCTTGCAGTGGGACTACTACCAGAACCTCACCGAGCAAGACTTCGTTGAGCGGTTCGGCCTCGACCGCATGTTTTCTGAATGGTCATTCAGTGTAAATCCTCGCAGTTGCGACCTGTACTTTTATGGGGTCAGGCGGTAATGCCAGAGCGTAACTTTTGGCGTCAGTGGGCAACGGAACCTCCTCCGCGTGATGCTCGATGGGGAATCGGCGGTGGATTCTTGCAAGACGGGATCGAGTGGAAGTTTTACCACTTGGAAAGTCGCGTGTGTGATGATGGTGCGTTGGTATGGACGCATACCGAGCAGCACGGTGACTCTACTTGCACGGTTCAGGGCGAGTACAACGTATGGAAATATGCGGGCGACCCTATGCCGACGCCGGATGAGCAGCGAAACGGGGTGGTGATATGGGAGTGGAACAGTTCGCCTGGTAGGTTGCGGTCGCTATGTAAGACGAAGGGCCAGTTTATTTGCTTGCTTCCAGTAGATGTTTATTTGCCTTGGGTTGTACTCAAGACAAATGGAGCAGAGGCAATTGTTTTGGAAGACGGTCGTACCTTGTGCGTGCTGACCGAGTAGTGATATGGTGCGCCCATGCCGCCATATACCTGCCCGTTGATTGACCATATCCAGACCCAATTCGCTGACCGGCCTGTGTCGTTGCCGCCGATAGCGTTTCAAGGCGTCATCCTCGATGACCTTCACTCGATGCTCGAGGCGCTCCGAGTAGCGAACGCTGACCTACGGATTGGGTGTGAACTTGCGTTGGATCTTCAGCGCGAGAACGACGAACTACGCGACGAGGTAGCGAGGTTGCGTCGGTCGCTATGACTTCATTTCGCGTTCAGCGGCCTTGCGTGCGTGCTCGAGTCCACGGAGCGCGGCTTCTTGAATCGACCGCTCTTTGAGCGTGATGTCGGGTGCGTTCGCTGCCAGGCGTGCCGCGATGATAGCGTCGGTGAGCCCGTGTAGTACGACTTCGTGTTCAGTCCGGTGCCATACGAGTTCGTCGCCGTAACGTAGGCGGAACAGCGCGAGTAGAGCGTCGGTAGCGCCGTCGCGGTTTGTGTGGCGTAGGAAGTTGACGGCGAAGGGCGCGAGTTTGACGGCGTAAGTTTGCATAGGGGTAGGTCTGGAATTTGGGTTTGGAAACTAAATCGTAGGTAAAAAGCCGATTTCGTTTCGTAGACTATCAGCTAAGTGATGACGCTAAGGGTTAGACCGGCCATGAAATCGGGAGCGAAGTAGCGTTAGAGGCGTGGTCGGCAATGTCCATGACGACCTCGATGGCCCAATTATTTGCCTTGAAGTCGGCGAGGGCTTCTTCGTCGGTGGCGTAGTTGTAGCCTTTGGCTCTACCGGCGCTGCGTTGATGCTCGATGGCTTCGTGGAGTGTAGCGATTTGGTACAACGGAGTGCATGTACCGCTCTGCGGGTCGAGCCAGCGGACGTAGCGTTGAAGCATGGGTGGTCCTCGCGTGCAAAGGATCGTCGCGTGGCGGTTATAGCGCGGTTCGTGCGGATTGTGTGGCAGGCGCACGGATTGTATGCAGAAAACCCCCTCGCTGTGACGCTAAGGGGGTCGGTTTGGATTTTGGTATGGGAATCTAAATCGTGGCTGAAAAGCCGGTTTTGTTTCTATGGCGTCTAGGCTACGGGCGACCGGCTTCTAAGTAGGTTCGGCCTTTTACGATGTCGTTAGCGGCAGACTTCCCTACGCCCAAGTGCTGTGCGAGTAGCCGAGTGGACCAACCGTACTCTTGGCGTAATTCCAGCGCAGCCTCGACCTGCTGCACGGTGAGCTTGCGGTGTGGATAGTGGTCAGCCCGTTCGGGCCACGGGTACGCAAAGCCCGGTGGGCGTTCTACGTTACGCCAAGCGCGACCGCTGAGCACCAGCAGGGCCGTGGAGCGACACACACCAGCCAACCGCGAAAACGCTGCGGTTCCCATACGTTTTGCGACGTAAGCGCAAAGGAGGTCATAGCGTCGTTGCTGACGCTCTTTGGGGCTGAGTCCTTTCCAGGGGACAACGCGGCGAGGTTGACCCTTTGTGCCGTGCCAAGGGTAAGCAAAACCCCCTGGTCGCGGAACGTGCGGGTAGGACAAACCTTTGAGTAAGCACTTGGCCGCAGCGTTGCCTAACTTGAACCGCCTAGCGAACTGCTGCAAGGTCATACGCTCCTCGACGTATTCGGTGAGCATGTCGGATACTTGCGCGTCGGTGAAGCGCACGGTGCCTCCTTTGGGGGTGGGTATGGAAATAGGCATAGGAAAGCAAATCGTACCTATTTGGCCGATTTGCCATTGAATAAATCAGGCGGGTTACGCTGCTGACCTAGTGTTGAAAAGCCGCCTAGCCTCAGCGATGCCGCCCAAGCGTTGGATCATCTGGTAAATATCGGGCGCGTGGCCCCAGTCGTAAATTCCGCCCGTGGCTTCTATCAAAAATGAAACCCATCGGCGGTTCCACTCGTCTTGTTTGGCGCGTGCTGCTAACCGTGCAGCTTCGGCCTTTTCGTCGTCGGCGCGTTTCGCGTTAGCGCGGACCTCGGCGCTGGTAACCTTGAGCATTTTGGCGGCACAGCTTGTGCCGAAGTAGCGCGTCTCATTCTCGTCCAGGTCGGTTACGGCTATCGTCTTCTTCAGGTCTGAGCGCCCGCAGCAGTCGCACGCGGTCACCTCGTCGGTCGTACCTTCGTATTGGTAGCGTAGCATCGAGCCTCCGATAAGGGGCCGGGTTGGAAATTGGGGAGGGTAAGGCAAATCGTAGGGGATTTGCCGATTCGTTATCCGACAAGCAGTGAATCCAGACGGTCTAGCGCCAGCCTTACTAGGGCGTCAGTATGCTCGTCTTTACCAATTTCGTGGCTGAGCGCCTCGTCGCGAAGCTTGGTCCAAACATATACTTTGTGTTCGCGGCGGAATCCGCGACATGTGCCAGTAGTGTAGCGTTCGATAGAAACGAGCAGGTCAAGAACTTCATCGGTGTCCATGGTAGGCTCCAGTGGTGGTTAGAGGGCGGCGAGCTAGGCCGCGAGCAGCGCAGCGAGTTCGTGGTGGTAGTCAACGCTGACATTGCCTCCCCACCGGATGTGCATCGTCCCAGTGATTGGATTCCCGCCAATTTCGCCGATTACCTGAACATTCGGCCAGTAGCCTTCGACTAAAACGTATTCGCCGTCGTAGTCGCTGACTGACGTTACGACGAAACTTGGTACTGTGTCCGCGATTTTTGTGAGTCCGAGGGCTTCTTCCACGCCCCATTCGCTAGGGTGCGCCATGGCCTCGGAACAGACGGCGCGGAGTTCATCAGTGAGTAGGATTTGGGTGGACATGGTGGGCTCCTGTGGGTGGCTAGTGTAGGTCACGAAGGTTCAGCCGTATGGACGGACTGACCACCAGTTTTCCTTTTTGACTTCCGCGCTGCACGACTCACATTTGAGAGCCGACCACGCGAAATGGTAAACGGTCTGCAATGCAGCGCATTCAGGGCAACGTACTAGCGTTCCGTCTCGGCGTGCGCGTGTATAGCGAGTGACGGGTGCGATGGTCATGGTTTCTCCCTTTGTTGAAGTCGGCCACATACTTAGCCCTAGTGGGGCTGCGGATGGGGTCGGCTATTCCTCATCGTTGCTATCGGTGCGGGCATGATTTGTGGTGCAATTGTCGGGACACTCGTCAGAGTGTTCACACATACATGCGTTCATGCAGGTTCCGTTGTCGCACAGAAGGCATACCGGCCCCAACTGGTAGGAGGGGTCATCTTCTTGTACGCCCCTATCGTTCTGACATAGTTTACATTCGCAGGTATTTTCTGCCCGCACGCCGAAGTACCATGCTTGTTTATTGGTATACATCGTGTCTCCCTTTGTTTTATTGCCAGACCACATGCTTAGCCCGATTAGGGCTACGGATGGGATCGGCCTAGGTGAATGCGATCTTTCCGCTATCTGTGAAGTAAAGGTAAGATTGGCCGAATGCGTGCGCGATCTCACTAAGTTTATCGCCAGCCTCGCCTAATCCACGGTCCCAAAATCCAGTGCCGTGGCCGTTGCGGGTAAGCCAGAAATCGTGACCCGCCCGCGCCTCGCAGTATTGGTCAGTAAATCTAAAAATACCGTTCGTATCGACAACGTAGAGAAAATTCTTACAGTCCGATACCAAGCGAATTAGCGAATCACGGTTGAGATCCGCCCAATCCCAATCCTTTGGAAGATCCTCAGATCCTTCCTCAGTCCATTCGACCGCTTGGATATACGCTTGCATGAAGCGTGAACCGCTGATGATGGACCAAAGTTCACTTTTCGTCAGTCGCTTGCTCATTGTGGCCCCCTGTTTGTTTGCCTTACACATATACCTTATCGCCACAAACGATCACATGTAAAGTGTATTTTGAAGATAGATAGAAAATAGTTGAAACGCTAGTCGCTACCTAGCGAATACGCATATAGGGGCTGGTTCGGATTTTGCTATGGCAATTTGAATCGTAGTCAAAATGCCGATTTGAATTAGCGTATCGTTGTCGAGTGGCGTAATCGGCGACCAGGTATAAGGGGCCGGTTTGGAATTTTGAATTCGGAATTGAAATCGTGGCGGATTTCCCGATTCAATTTTGCGATAGCCGGGAAAGTTCCGGCGGTGGAACGTGGCCGGGTCGTAGCGCGTGGCCTTAGCCGGTGGCGGGACTTGCGCCGTAGCTGGTAGGGGCGCTCGACGAGGTAGTGCGTAGCCCGTGGTCGCGGCCCTCGTCGCGTAGGCTAGGGGATATGCGGGACTAGCAGATACGCGGGTTCCCGGCCTACGGTGTCGCGGTATGCGTAGGTAGCGGCAAATACGACGTTTGCGGGTGCTTTGCGGCCTTCGAGGATATGGTATAGCGCGGCGGCTATGCGCTCGTCGGCGTGGGCGTGGGAAGCGTACCAGCTTGCTAGGCTAGGGTGGAGCGTAGTCCAACGGCGGGACCAAGCGCGGAGCGTAGCTACGTCGTGCGAGGTTGCGGTATCGTTGCCCTGCCATGCGTGGGCTAGGGCTTCTATGCGGGCGGATACGGTAGGCCACTGTGCAAGGGCGCTAAGCGGTGCCAACTCTAAGGCGAGAAACGCGGGTAGTGCGTGCATGGGGGCTAGGTGGTGCGGGTGGTGGTAGTGGTATGTATCCCGCTCGGTGCGTAGGCGGTTGCGGCGATAGCGTGGCCGTAGAGCTAGGGCGGGACGTAGCCGGTAGCGCGTGGCGACGGCGCTAGGTGGTGAGACTTGGCGGGATTTGTGGCGACTGCCAGCTAAGCGGAGTCAGGGCGAATCGTCCAGGCGAGCTAGACCGTGGCCCGTGGCGAGGGGCGACGAGGCTTGACGACGGCCAGCCGGTCAATTTTTGATATTTTGCCATGTGGCAAATCTTCCCATCGCCGCTCCGATTTCCGTTTCGGGGCGGTTTCCCTAGGGGTCAACGGTCGAAACTTCCGTTTCGCTGGAAACGCGGAAAGGCGCTGCAAACCTACGCAATACGCAGGCGCGCAAAACGTAGGTCTGACCAGTTGAATGGTTATCGGTGGAAAGTATAGGATGGTTCGTTGTTTACCTCCGATGCTTGCTATGGCGTCAAATCGGGCCGTTATGGGGCGATAGGGTATCGAGGCTATCGTTGGTCGCCCGTTGTCGCGGCGCGGCTATACGGGGCGAATGCGAAGCCGGGAAGGGGAAGCGTAGCCGTGCGGGTGCGGTGCCCCGTAGCGTGCAACCGAGAACGCAGGTTCGCCCACTACGGGTGAAACCGCCGGGTGTCGGCAACGCGGCACGGGTAGCCGTAGATTCAAACGCGGCGCGGCTATGGGCGGAGCCCGCTCGGAAGGCGGCGGGCGCTACGCGATAGCGCGATGGCAACGCAAAAAGCCGGACCACCGCTAGGGAAGCCCGGAAAAAAGGAAACCGGCGGGCATGGTGCCGCCGGGGTAGCGATAAATTCGTGGAGTTAGCTATATTTTCATGCGAGACGATACGGCGGTGCCGAATACGGACGCATCCGCATAGCCGTAGTCGTCAAAATAGTCAGCATCGAACGACGAATCATCCCAATTTGCATAATCGATAGCGTCTACAACGTCGAAAAACAATTCCTCGCTAAATTCGTCGTTTTCGTTGTATAGAGGATCGTTTTCGTCCAACGGATTGAAATCGTCATCCCATACACGGCGAGCACTATTGCGGGATACCCCGTGGCGAACGGCGATACCCTCGGCAATTTTGCGATCCTCGCTATTTTCAATCTCGTCTGTATCGCCGTCAATTTCGCGAAACGATGCAATGGAAACAGCCTTTTTCGTCGCGTAATTTTTGCCGCCGATATACTCATCGAACGCCGAGAAACCATCGCGCCATGTACGGGTGCCGGTTTTCGTGAACGTGAACACATCGCGCCGCGTTAGCGTGATTTTATCGTGCGTAATTTCGTAAATGTGACCCTCATCCATTGCGAATTGGGATACCGCGTCAACCCCGGCTGCATGTAGCGCGTCGGCAACCGCCGATAACGTGGATGCGAAAACGATACCGAGATTTGTCCGCACCGCCGCGAATTCGCCGCCGTTGAATCGTCCAATTTGGATTTTTCCGGGGTTATTGTCATCATGCCATACAACGGTGCCATAACCGTCAAAATCCGAGAATGAATCGCCGATACTTAGGGCGTGGATTAAATGCATCGAATCGACCGCGAATCGGTGCCCGCGTAGCTTGTCAAGGGTGCCCGAATTGTAAATTACCCCGTTATGTGCGCCGATAATCGACCCAAATGTGAACGGGTGCGCGTTGTCGCGGGAAATTGCCCCTTGCGTAGCGTACCGCGTATGGCCGAATCCGTAGCGGGAACGCGCCATATCTAGCAACGAAACCGCCGTAATTGGCCCTACGTCGCGCTGTACGGTGCCGCCGTGGAACGTGCCCCACGATTGATTGCCGCGTGAGTTCATGCGGTGGGCTAACACCGTCAAAATGACGGAACGTCGCGCTAGATCATCGTTCGATGGTTTCGTTTTTGTCCAGTATGCTCCGAATAGTCCGCACATGGTATCCCCCTTTGCCTCTACGTTATCTTCAAAATATACAAATCGATGCGATAGAAAGGGGCACAAAGGGTGCCCCGTTATAGGCTACGGACTAGGCGAATTTCTCTTTCCGGCGGGTGAAGTATTGCCGGGAATCCTCGGTAGGGAGAATCCGCATGAGCGCGGCCCACGGCGTCATATCGCGCAATGCCTTTACATCTTCCACGTTATATTTTTTCGCAGTGTCGAGGATAGCGGTGCAAAGGACCGCCCAATTCGTGATCTTATCGGCGTCCACTGTGCCGGAATGACAACGGAATTCAACGGTTCCATGTTCGAATGCAGCCTGCAGATTCAGCCCGTAGTAGCGGGAGCCACCGGGTGAATTGCCATATTCGTTTTTTGCATCCTTGAATCTCATGGTATCGATTCGCGATTTCCGTACATAGGGCAACCCCTTAATCTCGGCCTTGACCTCTCGGATACGCTCGCGTTCCCAATCCTTCCGGCTTGCATATTCGTACTCGCCGCCCACGCGGTCGCGGGTCTGACGGATAGCCGCCACGAGCATTTGCCGCATATCCGCACCCGTCATTTTACGGGGCTGCCCCGCGTATTCGTTGATCACATAATCGTAACGCTGACAATAGGTATTTGATCGGCGCGAATTGGGTAGCGTAGAGTAAACGGCCGATTCAACGTGCGCCCAAATCCAAAGTAAGCGGGCCCACGACGGATAATTGAAATCGCGAGCGTCAACGTGCAGGTGCAGACCGCAACGGTTATCGACCTTTGCCGGGTTAGATTCCGCCGCCATATCGCGACAAATCGCGGTAATTTGCTTGACGAATGTATCGCCGATTGCGGGTGCGGTATTCAATTCGCATCCGTTCGACACTGAACCGTCAGGTACGACGCTAACGTGCCATTCGTCGAGTGTTTCATTTGCGCACGATCCACCGCTCGCGATTTCAATCTCGGCGGCGATATAGCGGCGCGAGGGCAGGAACGCGGTGGGTTTACCCGGCCAAAATTTGATAGGGTGCTTCCGCATATAGGGTAAGGACGAATCGCTGCAATCGCACCGCTCGGTGCATGTATCGCAATCGCTACAAAAAGGCTCATCCTCGCTATGGTATTCGTTACACGTTTCGCAATACCGGCAATCGTGGTGCTCGGTACAGTTATCGCACTGGTCGCATACGCTGAACCAATCGTAATTGTGCCGGGTTTCGCACCGTTCGCACCAGAAACAACGGTCGCATGAATCAACGCATCGCGTCATGGATCGTCGGTGTCCACCGTTGCAACCCTCGCAAATTGGCGCGTCATCCTCATGGTGAGGCTCATTGCACGATCCACAGTGATATGTATCGTCGCAATAATCCCCTTCCGAATCTACCTCTACATCACACCCGTTAATTCCGCATGTAGGCGCAGGCTCCGGTTCAACGGGTGTCGCGGTTTCCGTTATGGTGGTTTCGTCGGTAATCGTGTTGGTTTCCATGGTTTCCCCTTTTTATCTACGGTGTACGGTGTGAATTTAGCAACCGCCGAAAAGGCGGTGGATAGAATGGGCGTCAATCGTCAAGCTAAGGTACGGCCACATAGCGGGCGGGATTCGGGCGGCGCATACGGCGCAAATATGGACTAGCGTTTTCATCGTTCCCCCTGTCAGTTAGAAAAAATGGCCCATGAAAGGATATAAATCGCGTAAAACAATGGGATGCAAAAGGTCAATCCGATAGCATCCTGTACCTGTTCACGTAGTCCGTACATTTGTCCCCCTTATCGGTTAGCGTTGTTTTCGCGGATAGCACCAACGATGCCAACGACGGCGATAACGGCCAGCGTCGAGATAAAAGCGGCGAATCCATAGTGAAAAATATCCAAACCGCTTGCGCCGTGCTCCATAGCGTACTTCACACCGTATACAGCGGCGCAATTTGCGGCGATGAAAGCCGGAACAGCGACGATAGGACGATCTAGTTTAGCGTTCATTTGGTTCCCCTTGTTTGTCTCGCCTTACAGATAACCTATCGACACGGGGCGTACACTCTTTGAGTAAATAATTTGGAACACGATAACATTTTTTATCGCGAATTGCGGTCGCGGATAGTGTCGCCTGGACGTTGTATATGGAAAGGTGGTGTCCGCGAAAATGAAACGGGCTTGTTTTGGGGTTGTTTTGGGAAGGTGGAAGCGTATTGCGTAGGTTCAAAGGACGTTATCGCTAGGTGATAAAAGTGGAGTTTTGAAGCTGTATATCCGTTTATTCGGATGGATGGATGGAAGTGTTGGGGGTAATCTGGGAGGGTGGGTGGTGGATACTGTTCGTTCGCCGCCGATTATACAAGTACTGACAGCTTGCACAACAAGAACGGTCCCACCGCGCCCAAAATTCGCCCCGCTTTCCGTTTTGAAAATCCCACCACCGAACCACGCTAACGCTTAGCCTCCGATGGTTACTAGCCTCGCTCCACGCTTATCGTCGCGTCAAGCTGCGACTAACCGTAGGCGCTCGGAAGGCATACGTATATATATGGAGCGCATTTTATAGCCGTTCGCGTATATAGCGCGTTGACGCTACGCTTTACCATTCGGCGCTAACCGCCCGAACCGTCACGGCGGGAACCCTCTAAGACGACGACGGCCTACGCTCGCCGCTCGCTAGCCGCTCGTCGAGCTTGTCAACGCGGACAATCGGCTGAAAGCATAGGTCTAACCTGGTTCGATAAAGTATTTCATTTATTTTGTGGTCGCACGTTGACGCGTTCACGTTTCGAGTATACGTTGAAGGTGAACCCAACGGAGACAAGCAAAGGCACGCGACCCGACCCCTAACGATCATTACCGGGGGTGTATTTCGGTTTTCGCGACCAGGGGAGGGGGTCTTTCGGACCCTTTGCCGTTCGATAGATTCCAAATCTACAGCGAACCCGCCTGCTCAGTCCGCCTCATCAGTCCGTTTCGCGCACAAGATATGCCTTCCCCGTTCGATACATTCCAAATCTACAGCGCCCCATCCAGCCAAGTCTCAAATCGAGTCCGCTAGTCCCAGGCATACGGTTCATTCACCGCATTTGGCCTTTACGCCCTCGTTTACAATCCGCCTGGGACAACGCAGGTCCACGTTTACCAGCGCCGCAATACGCCCCAATTTATGTATTTATTTCCTAATTTACCGAAGCAAGCGTCAACGGTTGGCTACGGTTGAATTCGATGTGTCCCACTCGTTCTACTCGGAGTCCACTAAATTAAGGGCGAAATTAACGCGAAACGCTTAAGGGCCATTTCGCGTCTTTCCCGGCGATGCTCCTACACTAAAAAGCGTCAACACGGTCGAATTTGTAGCATTTTGCAAAAACCTACTTCCTAAGCCTATTTCTATTTTTACAATTGCAAGTATCATGCCAGCGATATGTATAAGGTACAACGCTAACTATACGCGACACACACCCTAATTTGCGTGTTTTGCGACGACTAGTGTTACACGCGGCTAGTGCATACCGGGGGCATAGTTCACCAACCCTAAAAAAGTACGGTTGAAAAACGCGCCCTCGATTTTTTAATTTACCTTGGTCTGGAGGCCCCTTTGTTCATCCGGCTCAGCGTCCTCGACGCGGACTCGTACAACACGACCCCGGCAGCGGTAAGTGCGGACGAGGTGTCGTACATACGGCGCTACCCAACGCACACGCTGGTCTTGTTGAAGTGCGGCGTGGAATGGGAAGTGACGGAAACGGTGGATGAAATCGTCGCGCAATTGCGCTCGGCGGTGGTGTCGTGATGACCCGCTATTTCCTCCACGGCGACTGCCGCCAGACCGACGACTATTATTGCCAACGCTGCGACCTATTTGGACCGGCTTCGCACTTCGATACCTGTACGCTCGGCACCGTAGTCAAGCGCGGCGTGCGCTACCGCGAAACTCACGAATGGCGGTTTGTTACCTATCGGCGTCGTGCGGTATCGGCGCATAAAGCGTTTGATGACGCGGGAAATTTGTTTCGTACCGGCGACGTAAAGACGCAAAAGCTACCGCGACTGGAACGCGCTTGACCGCCTATTACAACGAAATCGACCCAAAGGCCGCTGCATGGCTACGGGCGCTTATCGACCGTGGCCTCATCGCACCCGGCGATGTCGATACCAGGAGCATTGCCGATGTCCAACCAGTTGACCTTGTGGGGTACGACCAATGCCACTTCTTCGCCGGTATCGGTGGATGGTCCTACGCGCTGCGACTTGCCGGATGGCCCGACGATAAGCCTGTGTGGACCGGAAGTTGCCCATGCCAGCCGTTTTCAACCGCTGGAAAGCAACGCGGAACCGACGACGAGCGGCACCTGTGGCCCGAATTCGCCCGCCTTATCCGCGACTGCCGACCTACAATCTGCTTTGGAGAACAGGTTGCGTCAGCGGCTGGAAGGGATTGGCTCTCCGCTGTACGCCTTGACTTGGAAAGCATGGGATATGAAGTCGGGTGTGCCGATTTGTGCGCTGCGGGCGTCGGCGCTCCGCACATCCGGCAACGACTCTGGTGGGGGGGGTATACCGGATGGGCGACCCCAAGCTCGCGAGATTGGAAGGATTCGCCAGGCATGGCGCTTAGCGCGACAAATCCAGATGGAAGCCAACGCAATCGACTCGATCAACTGCCCCGGCAGGCCGGTCTTGTTGATGGGCTACCCGACACCGAACGCCCACGACCCCCGGCTAGGCTACCAACGCCGACGCGGCGATACGAAGGGCACGCAAAAATCGCTGGAAACGGAAGTGATCGACGCGCTGGATTATCAGAGGGGCAATCCGATGATGAATCAAAATACGAAGGGAATCTATCGTCTAACGAAGCATGGACAGACGCCGACTATCTCTATGGAAGAGACGGTATCTGGAGGCCAGTTGGACCCGCATCATTCCCGCTGGCTCATGGGATACCCGCCAGAGTGGTGCGACTGCGCGGTTACGGCAACGCCATCGTTCCGCAAGTCGGCGCAGCGTTCATAGAATCTTTCATGGAGGCTGCGACGGTCCTGCACACGCCAGGCGAATAGCAGTCAGGAGGCCATATGAAACCATCCGACGTTATCCGCGCCGTCTACGACGTAGCGACCACCATCGACGGCGGTGTTGACTTTCAAGCCGCATGGGCGGGCCTCGTTGTAGCCATTGTGCTGCACACTGCGCCAGCCGACGCTTAGCATGAGCTACGGCTACACCCTTTCTCCATTCAACACGCAGGGGTCGAAAGTGTCAGGTGGAAGTTATCAATACGCCTATTCGCGTATCCAAATGCTTGGCGATGAAATCGAACTTCGCAATCGCGATATTGATTTCACGCCCTACGCCGATGCTCACGTTTGGGACCGCGACAACAAGCGTCAAATCACCGGCGACGAAGCCGCTGCTATCATCGCGTCCGTACCCAAAGAGCGCGAGTGGTTCATCGGCTTGCTCAACGTCGTCGCCAAGGCCGCGCACGACATCGAGTGGGTCGATTCAGGCGACTACGGCATCGGCGATGAAGTAGCCGCTATCCGCGAGTGCCGCGCTTATTTGGCAACGGGGCCTAAGCCATGAGCAAACACAAACAGCGCCGTCGTGTGAGTGAAGCACAGCTCGCCGAAGCCTACCAACTCGCCAAAGACCAGGGATGGACCGTGACGAAGTTCGCCCGTCACCTTGGCTTGTCGATAAGCGGCGGGTGGTATTTATATCACGGATTTATTTATAAAGACGTTGCTAGGCCGAATTTGGAGGCGCAATGACCGACTACGAACGCGGCAAACAAGACGCGCTCTCCGCTTTCATCACATGGGCGCAAGCGATGGCCGACGCCACGAAAGAGCAGGCTCGCGTATGGCAGAATGAACAACTCCGCGAACGCGCCAATATTTATCAATCTTGCGCCGACGCAGCCCGCCTTCTAGTGGCTAGTGAGCCGTCAGGAGACTGACGATGGATGAAATGACGGTTCGTGAAGCCCTAGAAGCGGCTCTGAAATCTGGTTCAATCGACAAAAAAGCCATTCTATGCGCTCATATCAAGCATAGATCGAAAGAGTATGTGCTGGTCGAGAACTACACGCCTATTCAGGCTAAGAAGTTCTGGGCCTCGTTGGAATTCGTACCGGAGTTCAGCGAACTATCCGGCAACGTGTGGCTCACGCACAATCGCTGGCTGCACCATACATGGGACAGCGACGGCCTAGAGCATTGGGAACTCCACGAACCGCCCGTTGTACCCGATGTATGCAGACCCGAAGATACCGACGTATCCGATGCGAAGTGGCGTTCTGACGCGCTCGCCGAATACGTCAAGCACAGGATGACCCCCAAGCAATTTGCCGCTCATGTAGGGGTGACGCGAACGCAGGCGTACAACATTCTACGCGGTCAATCGTGGCGCGACATCGGGCGTCCCGATGGGTTCAAATTTCCGTGGAAATCACAAAAAACGAACCGGCAACTGTGCGCCGAACGCACCGAAATCTACCGTGAAGGCGTGCGTCTGTGGGCTGAGAACGGCTGGACGTTCCGTCAACTGGCTGAGCACATGGGCGTACCGGCCTATACGGCGTGGACCGCTGTGCAGCGCGAATATAAGGCCGTTGGTAAAGCCGAGGTCGATGCCGTGGTGCGCTGGCTGCGTGTGGTTGCAACAAACGAACCGCAAGCCGAGGTCTTCGCAGACCTTATCGAGCGCGGTGAGTACAAAGATGCCTAAGTTCCTCGACCATGATTTCGTGCGTTCGTGCTTGGAGGACTACGTTAAAGAGCGTATGTCTCCCTACGAACTCGCAGAACACATGGGCGTAAGCACCGATTCAGCGTATGAATTGCTATGGGGCCGAACCTGGAAGAAGGTTCCACGCCCCGAAGGCTTCCAATACCCGTGGCCCGAACGGCAAGAATTTATGGTCAAACAGAACTTTAAGAAGCGCCTGCCACGCTATCGTGCGGGCATCAAGCGTTATGAAACCGAAGGGTGGACGTTGCACCAACTCGCCGACCACCTTGGCATCGCCAAAGGTAACGCTTGGGAACTTGTCGCCCGTGTGCGTGCGCTAGATAAGGTGAAGCCATGAATGACGATAATGACCGGGGTTGGCGAGCGGAATGCCTACAAGACTATGTAGACAAACGTATGACGCCCAAAGATTTCGCTGAGCACATCGGCGTCAGCCTGACGACCGCTCACCGTATTTTGAGTGGTCGAGGCTGGCAAGACATACCGCGTCCCGATGGGTTTGAGCATCCGTGGCCGAAGCAGGACCGGCGCGCTGATTTGATCGAGCAGCACCCGTTGTATCGGAAGGGACTACAACTGTTCAAAGACCTGCGCTGGACGCATCATCAACTTGGTCTGTATTTAGGCGTATCTGCTGATGCCGCATACCGCGCTACGTTGCGCGAGGGCATCGAATGAGCCGCTATACAACGGGGCGCGTGGCGCTGCGCGGTATCGGCTTGCCGACGACCTACGATCCGGCGCTGACGCTAGTGCTGACGGGCGATATAGTAGTAGATTTGGCATCTATCGAAGAATACAAGCGTGCGACGAAGGAGAAAGACCGTGGGTGAGTTCCAAATGCTGCGCGGTTTTGAGTTCAAGCCTGGGATGCTGGTCAAGGACCGACAGACCGGGTTCCTTTGGCGTGTGCCCGACGACTACGGCTGGACGGCGACGTATTGGCAGCGCCCGGTGGTAGAAGACGCGGCTACGGGTGGCATTCTGTTGACCTTGCTTGGCCCTAGCGCGAACGTCGAAGCACCTTGGCGAAAGGATGGTCGCTGGCACGCGCAAGTGGCCCTAGCAGACCGCAACGTGCGTCTAAGCGGTGGCACATTGGGCGAAGCCTGCGCTGCGGTTGCTGAGGCCATAGGATACTGGCCTGGTGGAGCGACGACGGCTGCTAACCCCGGCTAGTAGAAGTCGGAGGGCACGATGGGAGACATCGTAGACGAAGTGAAACGCCGCCGATTGGAGTGGCTGACACGAATGCCGCCTCAGTTGACGAACGGTGAGATGCGCGTCCTACGCGAAATGGGCGGCGACTTTACCATTCCGCAGTGGGCGCGAAGAATGAATGTGACGATGCTGGAAATCGAGCGTGCTTTGGCGTGGCTTGATGTAGAAGCACAAACCTTGGCCGATAGGTCGGCAGCGCGTAGTACACGCGAATGGGCGGAAGAATGACGGAAGAACAGGACCGTAGTAACGAAATCACCCGTGCGTTGGTCGCTACCCTGACCGCGTATGACTCGACTATCAGCTTGCAGGAAGTCCTCGACGGCGTGCGTGACCTTGTGGCTTCGCTGCTTATCAGCGAGCGCGTGGAGGCTGAGAGCTTCTTCAAGGCCGTGCGTATCCGTATCCCCGAAGTGCGACGTATCGCTCAACTCCACGGAATCGAAAAAGAGGAGAACTAGGCATGATTGCGACCCTTTGTATCCGTACCGCTCGCCGCGTTTACAACGGTTCCAGCAAGATAGAATCATACAGCGATGAAGACCTCGCCGAAGCGTTTACGACCGCTTACAACAGCGACCCGAACATTTGGAAATGGAAGGTCAGCCACGACGATAGCGAACTTCCCGTAATCGTGCGCGGTATGCACGGCGACATTGACTATGACCGCTCCAACGCGGTTTCTAACAAAATGCTGCTTGCGTTGTCGCGAGTAGCTGTAGCGTGAGACAATGAAAAACGTACTGAAATACGAAGAAGTTGAAGAACTCGTTAGCGAACTTCCGATTCATCGCAAGGCAAGGTTGCTGAGCCACGACGCGGCTTTGCGCTATGCGGCGCGGAATGCTGGCAACGGTGACGCTATCGAAGCGCAAACGAGGGCAACTATTGTCGCGTATCTGCGCGAAACCGCTGGCGATGGAACGACTGTACGAGCGAAGCACGCGCTGAAACTTGCAGACGCTATTGAGCGCGGCGACGATAAGGTACAAGAAGCCAACGCCGCTTAGTGAGGTGCTCCATGATGTCTGCGATCAACGAACCGATGCCACGCATGGAGCCTATCAAGCGAACGACAACGGCCCCGGTGCGCTCTGTGGGGTTAGTCCCGCCGAGTACATCGGAGGCCGTCAAAATTATATTGTCCGCTGAGGTTCAGTGGATGAAAAGTAAAGGTATAATCCGATGAGTTGTGCGATAGACGCGGTGTATGCACGACAAGAGCGGCTGAATCACTGTGAACTGATTGGCTACTACGGTGACGACGAGACACACGCGCTTTCAGCGTGGACCAGTACATCACGCGACCTCACACCGGATAAGCGCGAACGCATCCCGGCATTGTTGAAGATGCTCGCCGAGAACGGGCACCACACGCCGTTTGAAAAGTCGGCGCTTCACTTCTTAGTGACGGTCGATACCGCTACGCATATTCACCTATTGAAGCACCGTATTGGCGTTTCGATCAATGGCGAGTCGGCGCGTTACAAGGAATTGAAGGGCAACAAGGGCTATGTGCCCGAAGATTGGCCGGATGGTGAGCGGCTGGAACTGCTCGCGTTCTTGGAAGACGCCTGGCAACGCTACCATGCTTGCATCGAACGTCTAGAAGCGCAGGGCGTATCTCGCAAGCGAGCGAAAGAGTCTGCGCGGTTCTACTTGCCCTATGCGAATCAAATTGTGATGGACGTACAGTTCAATTGGCGTTCATTCCATCATTTCTTGGCGCTACGAAAGAAGCCAGAGGCGCAAGTTGAGGTTCGCGACATAGCCGCAACGATGCTTGCGCTAGTGCGCGAATTACCAAATCGTCCTTTTGAACATACGATTGCTGCGTTTGGGTATTGATATGGAAGACATGCCGTTATTTGCGTCGGTAAAGACTGAGGCGCGTCCGTATACTTTGCTTCATGGCGATTGCTTGGAGGTTCTGAAAACGCTCCCCGATGCGAGTGTAGATGCGGTTGTCTGTGATCCGCCGTATCTACTTGCCGACACCAGCAAGAGCAATCTCAACTGCCTGTCGCGGATTCTTGCGGAAGTCCAGTTCCCAAAGGACAAGGGTTGTAATGTTCAATCTGGACAGCAGGGCGACCTTAGCTGCCCAACGATCCAGAGTTCTAATTTGAGCGGGCTTGAGTCCCGTTTCGGGGTAGACGCGGGGATCTGCGTGCCAAAAAGTGCCATTGACCTCCAAAACACGTCCGTCATCCAGCAAGAAATCTACGCATGCACCGAAGCGTCCTGTGATGGGATCGCGCACGCCGACTTGCCGTTGAAAGCCGATTCCAATTTCGCTGAGGATGGCAGCGACTTTATTCTCCAGTCCGCTCACGGCGGGGATACGACCTTCTGCGATGGCGCGTGTAGTTGTTTCACGGAGCCGTGCTTTGGTCACATCTCTGTGCTTGTCCGTTCCATTCGCTCGACGCATGGCCCAAGTGCGTTGGGCGGCCATAGGGTTGGGAGGGGCGATTCTTTTGTAGGGCTTAGTGACGACGCGATGTGTCATACCCTTCCTCCTCCCTGCGTAGTGGCAGACGCGGGAACAGTAGATACCTTCGTGCTTCGACTTGATTTGCGCGGGGGAACGGGTGAACTCCGCGCCGCAATTGGAGCAGACGCACAAAATCCTATTTTCGAGTTGTATCCCTGTCAATTTCCCACCACACGAACGCGAACAGGTCTTTCCTGCACCGTGCCGCTCAAGACGTACAGGATCAACCAAGTACATAACGAAGCAAATCGGACATTCACGCTCTATCTTCCTAGCCATGTAACAGACCTCCTCTCAGGCATAACCCGAGGGGGTTTTATGGGCAAGAAATGGGACGGACAAGAGACGCCCCAAGCGAGTTACCGTTTTCATCGCATGTGGGCTACCGAAGCCCTCCGCGTCCTCAAGCCGGGCGGTCACTTGCTCGCATTCGGGGGAACGCGAACTTACCATCGCCTCGCATCCGCTGTAGAGGACGCGGGATTTGAGATTAGAGACTCTGTGATTTGGTGCTATGGCTGTTTGTCCGAGGATAGTGAGGCATTGACGAAACGCGGGTGGGTTAAAGGGCCAGAACTCAGGCACGACGACGAGGTGCTTCAATGGGATGCGCCCAGCGACACGTTCTCGTGGGTCGTTCCTACGAACATCACGCTCGCGCCGTATTCGGGTTCGATGATGCGGTTGCTCAACCGGAACACGGATCAATTGTTGACACCGAACCACCGCGTTTACGCGCGCGTGCGAAAGCATAGTCGGAACGAGTACGATGCGACCTATACGGTGTACGACGCCGAGACGTTAGCCAATCGTTCACAGGCTTGGCATGTCACGCTACCTTGCGCGTCCACTCTGGATGAAGGTCGCGAAATCGACCCCGAGTACGCCTACATTGTGGGCTGGTGGCTGACCGACGCATGGCCGCACGCTGACGGGAAAGCGTGCATGTTTTCGCAGTCAAAGCCCGAAACTTTGGAGAAATTACGGGCTGCCTTAGCCCCCCACGGTCCTTCGGAGTACGTCAGACCGGGCAGAAAGCCGACTCATGCCGAAGAACACACGTTCTATTTGACCGGCCCGTTGGCAAATCGACTGCGGACGGAGTTCCCAGATCGTCGTTTGTCGTGGGACGTTCTCAGTTGGAGTGCCGAAGCGCGGAGGTCACTCTACCAAGGGCTTATGGACGGTGACGGTTCACAACCCGAAATCCAACACGCCCACACGTTCTGGACGAAAGACGCAGAGCGCCGTGACGTTTTTCTCGCGCTCGCGACGACCCTCGGCTACCGCAGTTGTATCGGGGCGACTAAGGACTGTGTTTACGTCAACACCAACACGGCAACAACAGAAGTACAGGGCAAACATCGGACAGATTCGCTTGCGTATGAAGGCATGGTCTGGTGTGTGACCGTGCCTTCGGGTGCGTTTCTGGCCCGCCGCGCCGGTAAGCCGTTCATCACCGGGAATAGTGGATTCCCGAAAAGCCTAGATATATCCAAGGCTATCGACAAACGCGGTGGCGTCATACCGTGGCAGAAGGAATTTGCGAAACACTTGAAGGCGACAAGGCCGAAAACGCTCAGTGTGCAGTTTATCAACGACCATGTATCTAACGGTACAAAATCTAACTTCTGGGGCCATTTTATCGACACAACTTCTCAGCCGTTACTACCTACGGTCGAACAGTACCGTAAATTGCGCGAAATCCTCCCCATCGATCCGTCATGGGATGCACATTTCTTGGTTTCGGCAGACCGCGAAGTAGTAGGCTATAAGACAGCGGGAATCGCAAACCCGGACGAAGGCAAGCGACACACAATAGGCGCAAGTCAAAGTGTTACGGTCGAAATTACCGCTCCATCTACTGACGCCGCCCGACAATGGGAAGGATGGGGAACTGCGCTTAAGCCAGCACACGAGCCAATTGTGGTTGCCCGAAAGCCGTTGGTCGGAACCGTCGCCGCGAACGTGTTGAAGCATGGAACGGGCGGGTTGAACATTGACGGATGCCGCGTATCGTGGTCAAGCGTTGGCGATCTTGAGCGCGCTAAAATCAATGGCACCAGTTATGACAAAGCAAGGGCGCGCAATGCTTTAAATAAAAGCGCGTCAATCGGAACAGAAAGCAGAGGTCCATCGGACACCTACGATCCCGCTGAAGGCCGTTGGCCCGCAAACCTCATGCTCTCGCACTCTGAGTGTTGTGTGCGCGTGGACTCGGATGAGGACACAGACCTGTACGCTTGCGTGCCGGGTTGCCCGATTCGGGCGATGGACGCGCAGAGCGGCCCGTCCGGTGGTTGTGCTCCCGCATCCGGTCCTACGCTTGGTAAGATGGGGAAGCACGGTATCTATGGTAAAGCCAAGGGTGAGAACATGGAGAGCGTCGCCTTTCATGGAAAGGTTGACGGAGCTTCGCGTTTCTTCATGCGCTTTGACCCCTACGACGCGCCCTTTATCTATGCGGCGAAGTCCAGTACAAAAGATAGAAGCGCAGGCTTAGAAGAACGCAATTCCCATCCTACGGTCAAGAGCCAACCCTTGATGAAATACTTATGCCGCCTTGTGACTCCGCCCGGTGGTGTCGTCCTCGACCCGTTCATGGGTTCAGGCTCAACCGGCGTTGCTGCGATTAGCGAAGGCTTCCGCTTTATCGGTATCGAGCGCGAAGCAGAGTATTTCGACATCGCGAGCAAGCGACTTGCACACGCTGCGAGGGCTTAGATAGCGATTCTGACACGATGCTAGCGAGCGCCGTGGTAACACACGACATGTACCCTTTGGAGGGCGTGTGTCCCGGCGCTGCGAACTCGACTCCGACGACGTAGCCAGTCTGGACGACACGGATTTCCGAAGCGTGCCGTACACAGAGGGCTGCGTCGTAGAAGCAGGCTCCCGATTTCGACTGCTAAACCCGTTGAAAGACGAGGATACCATGCCTGCACCGGACGAAATGGCGCACGAAGCGCCGATGCCTGAGCACCAAGATTCTGCCCCTGCTGAACCGATGGAACACGCGGCAGGTGCGGCGGAAATGCGAGAGCATATCGAAGTGCCCGCAGGGCCATCGACAGCGGACTTGTCGGGCCTGAAAGATATGGCCGGTGATAATCCGATGGTCATGGTGGCATTGGCTGGTATCGCTGTTCTCGGTGGTTCTGCTGGTTGGAAGCATTGGAACAAGCTTTCAGAGCAGAAGCACGAAGAGAAAATGAAAGTGCTGGAAATGCAGGCGAACGCTCAGGGTATGAACGGCGCTCAGCCGCCTCCGTGCCAGGCGGTAACGCTCAAGACCGAGGCCGAAATCAAGGCCCTGCAAGCACTGGTCGCCGAACAGGGCGAACGTATGGCGAAGATGGAAAAACGTACACTGGCGCTTTCGGCTTCGGATTTTGATCCCGAAGAACTCGAAAGTTGGCGGGTAAAAGTAGATAAAAAGCTCAAATCTATTACCGCACGCTAGAGGTACACATGCCTACCGCTCTTGATTTCAAACTTTCCCCTCACTTTACTTGGGGCGAAATGACCCGCACGGGTCAGTCGGCCTTGCAGGACAAGAACCGTGCTGAAGCCGAACAGTTCAAACCGGCCATCACCGCCCTCTGCCAGACCCTGATGGAACCAGTCAGAATGAAGTTTGGCCCGTTGAGAATTAACAGTTGCTTCAGGGGGCCAGCCGTTAATTCTGCAATTGGGGGGAGCAAGACCAGTCAACACATGATCGGAGAAGCCTGCGATTTCGTTCCTATGGACGACAAAATCGCGTTGATGACCATTGTTGATTGGGTCCGTAAGGAAAGCGGATTGAAGTGGGGCCAGCTTATCAACGAGCATCCCGGCAACAGCAAGTGGATTCACCTCTCGTTGGGCGCTCCGTGGCGTGCCGCGAACAACATGCAAGTGCTGGATTTCGACGGGAAATCCTACACGCCCATCAAGTAAATGCCTTGGCCTGTGCTAGACCTCTCCCCGCCGCCGACAGGTAGCGGGTGGGTTTACCAGTCTGCGCCGCAAGTCGCGCCGTGGTCCATCTACGGTGCGTCGGCGTACAGCACGAACACGCTGCGCTACAACGGCGACGTAATCGTGCCGCACTTGCTTACCTCGACCTTTGGCGTGTCTGCGCTGCGGGGTAACGCGATGCTCAGACTGGACGCACAGGCCGGTACGGCATGGCAAGGTATCAGCGGTTTATACAATCCACGCCTCACCGTAGGCTTTCAGAAGCAGGGACTTGTGGCGCGAGCATCCGTCACGGTCCCGCTAACAACCGCTGATGCTCTTTTGGGCGCGCCGGGAATGACGGCTGACCTTAGCGCCTCCTACGGTACAGAAGCCTACCGAGCGACCTACGGCGTGGTCTATCGGGCCAATCCGTCTGAGTGGTGGCAAGCATCGGCTTATGGCGTAGCCGGTGTCCGCTATAAGGGTGTCGGCGTCGAGGTCCGATACGAACGTCAACTAAACGCGGTCGCGCATGGTGAAGCAATAGCGTCCTACAAGTGGCGCAAAGGCTGTTATACGGTGCTTCCGTTCGCGTCGGCAGGCTTTACCTTCTCGCCTGGTAGTCCGCTCTATCGAGCCGGTTTCACGCTGGAACGATCGTGTACGGATAAACAGTCGCAACCCGTCTACGTCGTTATCAAGTCACCGTCTGCGTTGGAGCAGGTCATCGAACTTCGCGGCCCTCATCGTTGGCTTAACGCAGAACCGATTTTCCAAGCGCAGCCAAGTGAAGTCTATAAGACCCCGAAAGAAAGCATTGGTGGGTTTCTCAGCGCGAATCCCAATGTCATTGTGCTAGTTCGGACAAACCTTCCGCAAGCGCAATACGACCGTGTAATCGGCGTTCTAATCGCAAAAGGACTGCCGATGAATCAAGTAGAGCGGACGGAGTTTATGCCATACGTCGCTGACGAGACGTACTATGTGGACTTCATCGTGATCAAGGGCAACAAAGAGGCTAGTCATGCGCCCGTGGATGTGGTGCCCCGATGAAAAATGCTGGTTGAGAACAGCGAATAATCATGCCATCGTGGCTCGGATACGGCCTCCACAAGAAGATAGAAGTAAGGCAAACGCGACGGTATACCTGCATGACCGCGCTCTCGGCATGAACGCGGGTAGCGTCCAAGAGTGCGCGGATTGGTGCGACCAGCAACTTGTAAGCATCGCTTACAGGTTGGACTTGGAGAACGACCGCATGACGCGCAAGGTGATGTACGAAGGCCTTTCGTGGGTATGGTTGCGGGTGAATAGCAATCGGCGTTAGTGTCCCGTTAGAGGTACATGATGCCCTACACCATACGAGACTTCGGCGAGCACCGCGTCGTGATGAACCCCAAGCCGTTGACGCCGCAAGCTGGTAACACGCTGCTGTCGACGGTAACCGTGGCTGGTCCTGACGAAGATGGCGACCGCCGCGTTTACTTCCCGGCCAAAATGCTTCGTCGGCTGTTGGAAATCGCGGAATCTAGTCCCACGCAACAAGCGCGACTCGACCGTGCCGGTGTTCGTATTGAACGCTGGAAAGACGCGAACGGTGCGGCCTTTGAGGTATGGCACCTGACGGGCGTTGACCCGCGACCCGAACGGTTCCTGGGGATGCTGTGATTGAAAACTATCGCGGCCTGCTCGGCTCATTGGTCAAAGACCATCCCGTGCTTGAAATCGCCGTCGTTCACCACAAGAACCTGCGTGGTGAGCCGATTTCGTTTCAAGACATGCCGTACTTGGTCGAACTCTATACCGACGCGGCGAAACTCGAGGATTGGGTCATTCGCAAGTGCGTTCAGACCGGATTTTCCGAGTGGGGTATCCAGTTCGCACTACAACGTGCCGGATGGTCGAACCGCATCGTGGCGTATGTGCTTCCAACGTACAATACCCGTGGCCGCTTCGTTCAGCAGCGTATCAATCCATTGTTGCAAGGCGTTCCGGCTTACCGAGAGCGACAGTCCAGTAGCAATAAAGCGTTCGCCCATGTGGCCGTGAATGGCGTCGGTAAGAAGAATACCGACAATCTCAGCCTCAAAAAGTTCAACGGTGGCGGTTCGATTCTGTTTCTGGGGTCCAATACGGACAGCGATTTTGTTGAGTTTTCTTGCGACTTGCTAGTGATTGACGAGTACGACGAGTGCGACGGCGGTAATCTCGCTAAGGCTCGCGACCGTTTGCGTGCATCGCCGTATGCTCAGATGCTGCGCGTTGGTAACCCAACGCTGCCCCGTGTAGGGATTTCGCGTCTTTACGACGAGTCCGATGGTCGGCGGTGGTTTCACCAGTGCCAGCGATGTGGCTATCGGCAACCGCTCGATTGGTTTCTGAACGTGGTTCAACGCGCCGACGATGGCAGTTGGATTCCTCGCGATACGCAAAGATATAAATTCCATAAGGTCGGGACTGAGAAGGTTACGCGGCTGAACGACATTCGGCCCGTTTGCGTGCGGTGTCACCAGCCTTGGGATCGCGTAGCAGACGGTTCGCTATGGGTGCCAGAACGGCCCGAATACAAGACGACCCGTGGCTATACCTGCTCGCGTATGGACGTTCTCTACGAACCGCTGGTCGGGCTTTACCGCGAATGGAACAAGGTACAGGGCGACCCCGAAGCCCTCGGCACGTTCCATTGCTCCGTGCTCGGTGTGCCGTATGAGTTTGAAGGCGCGAAGCTCTCGTCAGGCGACTTGGAACTGTGTTGTACGGGCGACCCGGTGGATTGGGCAGGTGGCGAGCAATACCGCAATATGACGGTCGTTGCCGGGGTAGACGTTGGCTCCGTGCTGCATGTGACTATCGACGTAATCACGAAGGTTACGGATGAAGGTGAGCCATACCGAAGTGCTCGTTTGGTCTGCACCTGTCGCACGTTTGAAGAAGTGGGCGACATTTTGCGCCGCTACTTCGTGTCGGTGTGCGTCATCGACTCGATGCCTGAAATCCATAAGGCGCAGGAACTCCGTGACGAGTTCTTGGAAAGCGGGGAGTGCTCGATATGGCTCTGCCGGTTCACGAATGCGCCGCGAGCAGGTCAAGCGAAGTACGGCATGAAACTCGATTACGCATCGCAGACGGCAAACGTAGACCGTACCGCACTGATGGACGTTGCCTACCAAGACATTCGACAAGGCCGACGCGAGTTCCCCGAAGACGCCTGGTCTGTGCTTGGATGGTCTGAGCAGATGCGGGCTCCGGTTCGCGTGCTGGACGAAGAAAAAAGCCGCATTGTTTGGGTCGAAGGCAACGCAGCGGACCACTATCGGCTGTCCGATACCTACGCTCGGCTTGCGTATGACCTCTGCCAAATCGGTGGCAGTTACGTTAGCGTGTGACGAAACGGCTCCGTGAGGGCGACTAAGGCGTAGGAGGTCAAATGGCAGACCCGGCTGAGGCGCTACACCATGCCTATGGGCTCGTTCTGAATCTAAGCGGCCACGACCAAAGGATTCTGCTCCGAGCCGTGATTGCGTTCCACTACGCCGCATTTGTGCCGCAAATCACGCAGCGCGTAACGAAGTGCAACGTGCGTGACCGGACGCAGGCGGTCATTGAGTGGCTAAAAACCTACGACGACGACCGCGACAATTTGGAGCCTCACGCAGCGAACTATGAATGGGTGCTGCAACAAGTGATGCGCTTGCCTCCAAACCAACAGCGCATGGTGCTTCGCAAAATAGGCGACCGCGCTTGGGAAGAATACGGCGGAAAGGTCGGTGAGAAACGAGCGTGCGATGCGTTTGCTACGCTGATGGCCTCGCTGATGACGATGGAGGTGGAGCACCTCGCGAACTGTTCCGGCTGGCTATGTACCGGCGTCACTTACGATTCAAAAAGGAAGGCAAAAGATGAAGTCCGTGCTCGACTTGGCAAAGGAGGGATGCGGTGAGTGTGGGGAAATTGTGCAAGATGCGGCGGCTCTTTACCCTGCCGCTATCAGCTATGCGCTCGCTGCCGACCGTACTCTTTGGACTAAGCCTCGCGTCGTGTTGCTTTGTCGCCAGTGTGCGGCAAAAAACATCGTGACGGATAAGGGCGAGGCCGAAGGTGGCTATTACTCCGAATAGCCGCTAGTATCGGATGGGAGGCTTCATGCGCGTTATTGGTTCCGTCACGCCTGCTGTGACGATTCGCAAAGAAGAGCCGCGAGTCGGCGGGTGGTTGGCGGTTCGTCAGCCAGGCGGTGAAGAGCGCGCACGCTACGGAAAGCAGGTCGTAGCGAACCTCTTTGGTGGTTCGTCAGGCGCGATGGCCTACGCACAGCGAAGCCAGCGTCTTTTGACCGCCGAACAGCTTTGGCAAGTGTATCAGCGTACCGCTGACGTTCGTGCCGCAGTCGATGGTGTCGCTCGTCGTGTTTCGACTTGGGATTGGATTGTAGAACCGACCGACGCATTCTCACATGACCCCGTAGCACAGCAAATGTGTGAGGACTACACGCGATTTCTTGCCGTTCCGAATGAAGACGGGGAAACATGGCAAGAGGTCATTCATAAGATCGCGCTTGATCAACTTATCTATGATGTCGGTGTGATTGAGCACGTTTTTGATACGGTGATTGTCGACGGCGAGCCGAAGCCGGGCACGAACCTGAAAGAACTGACGGCTCTGCGCGGCGCTAACGTACACAAGATCCTCGATAATCATGGGAAGCTACTGCGTTACGTCCAAGACCAGTTCATCAACACTGGATTTGGGCTGACCGCCGACTACGATAGCGCAACGGCGACCTTCTTTGAGCCGCGTCAGATTTCGTTCTTCCCGTTGACGCCGAATACGACGACGCCCGAAGCGGTGCCGTTGATCGAGGCTATCGTCAACGAGGTCATCACGATTCTGAACTCCGCTGAACACGCGATGCTGGCGTTTGACTCGGACGAACTTCCGCCCGGTATCGTGTTCTTGGCGGGTATTGCGGGTAAGGCCGCTGAGGCTGCTAAGGCTGACCTTCAGAATATGCGCGGCAAAGACCATAAGGTTCGCGTCATGACCAGCGCGGACCCGCAAGCCAGCGGTGCTAAGTGGGTGGAGTTCCGTCGTTCGCAAAAGGACGTTGACTTTGTGAACGTGGTCAAGGAAATCCGCCGCACGATTTGGCGCGTATTTGGCGTATTGCCGGTTGAAATGGGTGCGACCGAGAACGTGCCGAAGGCGGTTGGACAGGTCCAACTCGACGTATCGGCCTCGCATTTGATTGGTCCGATGTTGGAGCACATCGAAAACAAGGTTAATGCGCGTATTTTGCCATTGCTCGCAGGCGACCCGCTACGTGCGCGTATGGTGCGCTTCCGCTTCGACCGTGAAGCCAAACTGACGCCAGCAGAAGAACAGGACCGTAGCCAAGCGATTGGCGCTCTCGTTGATCGTGGCATCATCACCCGCAACGAAGCTCGCCGACGTATGGGCGAGTCTCCGGTGCTTGGCGGCGACGTAGTGACGCTGACGACGGGCCAAGGCGTTCTGTTACTGACGGACATCGTGGGCCTTACCGGGCCATTGAGTCCCGGTGGAGGCGATGGCGGTGCTCCACCGCAGCCCATCACGCCTCAGAATCTCTACCCAGATACGGCTGAGATGGCTGTGGGGGATACAGACCCCACAAATTTTCCCAAGCGGGGCGATGACCGAAAGGTTTCGCTCCGCAATAGCGACTATGGCGTGTTTGACCCTGACTTTGCCGAAGACCTCCGTACCAACTGGCCGGAAATCTGGAAGCGCGGTGGCAACATTCTTGGCAATACGCAGTATCGACGGCTGAAACCCGTTGTAGAGCGTGGCGGTGCCGTGGAAACGACGACCGAAGAACAAGCGGTGCGCTTACGAGAAGCATGGTCAGCTCGTCACTTTGGCGACCATCGTTTGCCGGGTGTTGTCGCGCTTATCAAGTGGTTCACGGTTGGCGAAATCGGCGAACTGGAAATGAAGGCGGTTATCCGTGCTGAAAAGCAACGGCTGCAAAAGCGTTCCGTGGAGCGTGCGTTGCCGTCTGCGTGGCGTGGCGATGGTCCATTCGCCGATGTGCGGACGCTGGACCTGGAAGAACTTTCTGACCTCGTAGACGCCTACCAAGACGAAGTAGACGGACTTTGGGAAGAAACGACTGCTGCAGTGGCGGCTATCTTCTTGGCCTATTGGACTCGCGGCGGGATTACCCCCGATGCGGCTACTCAAGCGCAACAACGCATCGCCGCTGAATTGGCGAAGTTGGAAGATAAGTGGTCGCTCGTTACGCAGTCCTACTACCGTGAAGCCGCTGCCGTAGGCGGTGATGCGGCGATGGCGTGGACGGGTGGCTCGCAAGATGCCAACATTGACGGTGCGGCGGAACTCTACCACCAGCAAGCAATGTCGTGGCTCCGTAGTCCAGGCGGTCTAATGATGGACGTTGAGTCCCGCATCCTCGAAACGCTGTCTAGCCTGACGCGCAGTAGCGACGTACCGTTGTCGGGCTTTGATACCGAAGATAGCGCGGCGCTGGCTACGACTGCGGTTGTAGCAGCACTAGCAGCTAATGCTTTCCGCGTTCACAATTACAGCGGCAAGCTGGTCCTCGTTGCGAATGAGGCCGCTAACCGCGTCGTCGGTGCGAATCCGAGCATCGTAGATGGCGAAAATGGCGCAGTAGCCGGTGAGTGGTTCGTCCAGTGGGTGGCGGTTGCTGATGATCGAACTTGCCCCGACTGCATGGAACAGCACGGTTTACCGGCGCGTCCAGTTTCCGAGCTTGTGACATATCCCGGTGGAGATACGCGCTGTGGTGCGCGTTGCCGCTGCGTCCTCGTTTATTGGACGAAAGACGAAGTAGACGCTGGAATGGCTGCGGATTTTCAAATCGAATAGTGCCGTAGCCATTTGACGAATACCCTTGTATAGCGGTAGCCTAAGGAAGATTGTGCAGTGACACGCTGCGCCTATCGTACTAAGGGTTGCCCATGACGACGGAAAACTTCAAATTCTTGAACGACCTCGATGTGGCAAAGCCTGACGAGGTTCTGGAAAACGGTAGCAAGGTCTATACAGTCCGCTGCCGTCACCCGTTCTCTGGTTTGGACTTCATTCAGACGCGCCGCATGGAAACCCCGGCCAAGGCTGAGCGGGTCATCATCGACAGCGGCGAAGGCGAAAAACTCGACCCGTCTGCGACCAAGAATCCGAACCGCGATGAAGTGGATTTGGAGAACCCGGTCCTTTTTGGTACGTCGTCCTCGACCAGCGTTGACTTCTACGGCACCGAAATGTCGAAGGATGCGCTGGAACAGATGGCGCAGCAAATGTCCCGTGAAGGCGGTATTCCGTACCTTCCACGCCATAATAACGGCATGAACGGTGCTGTGGAGTGGGACGAAGTGATGGGCCGCACGGTGGGCGCGAAGGTCGTTCGCGTCGATGGCGTCAAGTCTGCTTTCAATGCCTCCGAGGACCAGTATGTGCTTCAGACCGAAGTGCTGCTGTTCAAGGACGACCCCTACGCGCAAAAAATGATTCGCGCCTTGGGTCGCGGCGACAAGATTGGTCAGTCCATCGGTGGCTGGTTCACCCAGTTGCAGTTCGTTCAGAACAGCGACAAAGAAATTGAGAGGGTTATCGTGCGCGGCATTGAACTCGATCATTTGGCGGCGACCCGTGCGCCTGCGAATCCTGACTCTAACGATCTCGCGATGCTGCGGGCTGCGGCTCGTAGCGTGCTTTCGCAGTTGCCGAAACCGCAATCCGAACGCGCTATTACGGATTATGCGGACTTCCCGCTTGCTCCTGAGAATACGCCGTGGTCTTGGGTTGCGGCTGACCAAGATGCGGTTCTCGGCCCGAACATGGATTGGGAACGATACAAGCGCGTCCATGCGTACTACGATCCGCAGCAAGCAGACTTGAAGCAAGGCTACAAGTTGCCGTTTGCTAAGGTTATCGATGGTCGAATTCATGCAGTTTGGCGTGGCGTGGCGGCGGTCATGGGTATCCTGTTGGGGGCTCGTGGTGGGGTGGACATCAGCGATGCCGACCGTCGCCGCGCCTACGACCTTATGGTTCGTTACTACGAGCGTTTTGGGAAAACGCCACCGGAGTTCCGTACTCGCACTGAGCCGGAAATCCGTCACATTCTCGCTATCGAAGACCACCCTGACCACTATTGGGTCAAGTTCGCGAAGATGGCGGAAGGCGAGCAGCAAGACCCGATGATGGACAGCCCCGCTGCTGATGAGCAGGCGGCGAACGACCCGGCTGAAGATATGGCCGAAGGCGAGGTCGAAGCGCAGCCTAAGATTGAAGTTTCCGTTGAAGTTTACAGCGTAGGGGCAGATGCCCCGGTTGTTGAGAACTCCCGCAATTTCGCGGGTGATACCCAAGTGGAGCGCAAGATGTCTGACATCAACATCGATGCCCTCGCCGCCCTTCTCGATAGCAAACTGGCTCCGCTTGCCGAGCGTGTCGCCCAGCTTGAAGTCGCGAAGGCTCCGAAGGCTGAATCCGTTGAGGACCGTCTCGCTGCTGCGGAGGCTCGCGCCGCCGCTGCGGAAGGCAAACTCAATACCATCCTTACCTCGTCTCACCGCGTTGGTCGTTCGATGCCGGGTCAGGTCGGTGGCGGCTTGCAGGCTGCTCACGGTCTGAAGGGCGTTGTCGAGGCGAACCGTGCGAAGAACTCGCTGGTTGCGACCGTCGCCGAACACATGGTCGATGGCCTCAACAAGCGCGGCGAGCACATCCCCGCTGACCTTCCGATGCAGCTTGGCAACCTTTTGGAAGCCGCTGTTGCCGAAGGGTTGATTACCACCCCCGAAACCCGCTCTGCGTGGTCGTGAGGCAACAATGAAAAGCGAATTCCAATGGGCGTCGTTTGACCCCTCTCGCCGTGAAGCGTTTGAGCGTGCCATCACCGTTTCCGGTGCGGGCAACGTGCTTCTCCAGACCTTCATCAACAAAACCGTTCAGCAAATCTCGAACCGCGAAGAAGGCGTCTACTCGACCCTCGCTCGTCGTCCGGGTCAGGGCAACGGTGCCTATATCAATCAGCGTTCTGAGCCGGGCACGCTCGCTCAGTGGGTGAATGATACGGACTCGATCAGTGAGTTCACCGGCGCTTACGCTCAGAAGTCCTTCCTGTACCGCACGCTCGCGACCAAGGGTCGTGTGACGCGCTACATGCAGGCTCAGGGCCGTAGCTACGGCGACATCCTCGCTGGCGAAATGGCGGCTAAGGCCGCTGACTTCGCTGCCGCGATGGAATCCGCCCTCGTTATCGGCAACAACGCGGCGACCCCGAAGCAGTTTGATGGCCTCATCACGCTCGCCCAGGAAACCTCGTCGCAAATCATCCTTCAGACGACCGCTGCCGGTGGTGATGCGTTCACCCTCGAAAAGTTGGATGAAGCGATTGACGCGGTGAAGGGTTCGGGCTCCCGCTCGGACATCCTTATCTTCGCGTCCCGCAAGGGTCGTCGCTTGATCAATGCGGCTCTCCAGAGCCAGCAGATGTTCAACGACATGACGGAAATCGCGGCGGGCTTCCGAGTTCGCACCTACGACGGTATCCCGTTGGTCACGACCACCGGAATGCCCGACACCCTGACCTTCAACGGGTCTAAGGTGTCTGCGTTCTCGGGCGCTGCGACCACCGCCATCTGCGTCGTCAATACCCGCGACATCTACATCGAAGAACTGACCCCGCTGACGGTTATGCCGCTTGCGAAGTCGTCCTCGCAGTACGATGAATTCGATATGTTTGCGGACGCGGTGCTTGTCGCTGCGAACCCGCTTGCCATGTCGGTGCTCGTCGGTATCGACGCGGCCTGATAGGCTGCTGGCGCACCCAAGCAAGTGCGGAGGCTCGGTGGTTATCCCACCGGGCCTTTTGCATATTTGGGGCCTTTGTGGTTATTGTAGCGGTGGAGGTACGAGATGCCCGTGGTTACGCCTGTCCAGATTCCGAATCCGCAAACGTGGAGCCGTGCGCTTCGTCGCTACGACCGCGACCCGCGCCATCCGTATCTGTACTCTGGCTATGACTGCGCGGTAAAAGCGAAGCCCGTTGAAATCGAAGGCACGCTCGCGCCGACACTATTCTTTCCACTTGGCAAAGAAGAATCCGCTAAACGTGCAGCGAAGCTCGGATGGATTGATGAAACCGACCGCGTGCGTGCCGAAGGGTTCAAGTTCGTTCACCTCCAAGGGACTGCGTTGGTGGACTTTTTGGAAACGCTCGGGTGGAATGAAATCCGCAAGCTCGGGAAGGCCCTCGGCGTCGTCGGGACACATGAACGCGGTGCGCTGACGGCCCTCGTCGTTGACTTGGTTGACAAGCGCGGTGGTATCCGTGCAATAGACTGTTTGCACACCGAAGCCTTGGCTGCTGAGGCCGTCGCTCCGTAACTGAGGTCCGTATGCCGTTCGCTGAACTCGCTGTGTTGAAGACCATGATGCGGATTCCGTCGTCCGATACGACACGGGATAGCGAACTGCAATTGTACGTTGATTATGCAAATAGCTATATCTATGACTGTTTCGGCGGTATTTCGGATAGCGTCGTTACGTCCTATACCGACGTTATCAGCGTGGATGATTCACAGCAGAACTCGCTATGGCTTCGTCGCTATCCGCTGGTATCGGTGACGAGTCTGACTCAAAATGGAAACGTGCTGGACCCGTCGCAATACAGTTACACCGACCTCGGTTGTATCCGAATGGTGGATGGACTGACGTATTTCCCATTTGGGACGGCGACGGTCAGCGTAACCTACACGGCGGGATTCGCGGTAGGCAATCCCGCGTTGGGCGAACTGCGCTTGGCAGCGGTTACGCTCGCGGCCTATGCAGCAAACATCGCGGCGAGGTCAGGTATTTCGTCCGAAAAGATTGGTCAGTACAGCTACGACATTGGCGCTGCGATGGGTGGCCTCGGTAATACCGCCGCTGGCGGATTCGGTATGCCGCCAATTGTTGAGCGCGTTTTGGCTAAATGGGACCGTCAATTCATGGTATTCCCGAATACACACTGAGGTAGATATGCGCTTAGTTCGCCCCTATGTTCGTGGTGAGAAACTGTTTGTAGCGACTCCGACTGAGCGCGTGGTTTGCTCGGTCGAGGGCAATCTGCTCGTAGCCAACGCCAACACCCGTAACGCGCAACTGTTGCTTCAAAAGATCCACGGCTTCGTGGTTGATGAAGTAGTCGAGGCCCCTCCGGTTATCGCCGAAGAGCCGAAGCCAAAGAAGCCTGCGAAGAAAAAGGCTGACTTGTCAAAAGTTATGGCTGACGTTGCTGCTGCGACGAGTGAAGAATAATGCGCGTCGGAATCGTTGGTTCGCTGACCGATAGCCGCTGCACGCTGTTTCACTACCATGATTTCTTGTTGACGCGGGACGCTGAAGCGCCTGCGCGGTGGGGTCGCCCTCGGGTAGTGTCGCTGGCTATTCCAGGTATCTTTCGTCGTGATGGCTTGTGCATCGTTCATGGGCCTACACTGGAAAGCGTAGCGCACCTGTTGAACGCGGATACGACTCCTGACCCGACAGTAGCCATTGTACTCGCGCAGGAGCCCCTTAAAGACGCTGCTGCGTCAGCGGTAGCCTATGCCTACCCCGGCCAGACCGTGCGCCTAATAGCGGTCAAGGACGGCGTTGTTTACGAGGCGGGCGACGGGATGATTATCGACCGCAGCAAAGAGCCAAAACGCGACGACTACGAAGGCCCGCCTGTAAAGCGTTTGGATCTTCCGCTGGTGGCGGTAAAGCCAAAGAAGAAGGCTGAACCAGCGCCTATCGAAGCGCCTCCAGAACTCGCGCCACCAGTTGAAGAGAATCCGTCAAGCTAAGGTCGCCGTCGTCGGTGCGGACCTCGATGTAGCTATCCATGTACGATGCGACGATTTCACCGCTTGCGTAGTAGCGGTTGTTGTTGACGACGACCCAGAACGCATCTTCTACGTCGCCCTTGGTCAGCGAGCGTCCGCATAGGTCCGAAAGAGCGTCTACCGCCGACGTAAGGTGAATGAGTGCCCGCATGATGCCTCCGCTCTTTGTATAGCCGTGCGCTGGTAAATGCGTCGTGGTATGGTGCCGCCAGATGCCCGCAGAGGCACGGAGGTAGCATGTATGAGCTTGGCATTGTGCTGGTAGGCACAGACGCGAATGACCTTGGAACCGCTTTTTACCAAGTTCTGAACTCAAAGCTACCTTCGTTTGCAGTGATGTACGTTCCGGCGGGTTTCGCCGACGAAGCGTGGATGTTCTCGACGCTGACGCAGCAAGCGCCGCATCCGGCACGGTGGAGCTGCTACGAGCGCAAGGCAAACGATACGCAGGCGCAGTCCATCGGTCGTGCTCTGAATGAATTGCACGAAGTCTACGGGACGACCATCAAGCACTACGCGGTGATTTCTGCCGACGTTTTGACTGCTTCCGATTGGTTCGACGGTATGCGAGCGGCGCTCGACGCAAAGACCGTTCGTAACGAGGCGGGCGAATTCAAGTGTTTGCTCTATGGGCGACCGGCCTACGTTGGCCCTGTATCGGATGGTATTGCGTTGCCAGCACAGCACCTTGACCTCGACAAAGCGGACACGGACCTCGGCGTACAAGGCTACGCAGCACATCGAGCAAAACACCTACACGGCGTAGCAGGTATCGCGGATACGCTAGACCCATGTTTCGTGCTTGGTTCATCCGAAGATATGGTTCGTCTATCTAATCACTTGTCCGGTGAGGCTACGAGCGACCGTTACCGATGGTCGCAAGCGTGGCAAGACGACACCAAAGAAGCCCGCGCTATTGTCGCTGAGGGCGTCTATGCAGCACGAACGAAACCCAATCGTCCAGGCGCATGGACTCCCGGCGATGGTCTAGCGCGACTCGATGATGCAACGCGCTACGTCGACGCCAGAAGCCCTCAGCGTGTCGTCGCGACCATTGTGGCTACGTTGGATACGGCGCGGTCCATCGACCTCCTAAAAGCCTGTCTGGCGTCCTGCGCTGGCGTAGTTGATGGTATTGCCCTTGTGATCGACGGCGACCCTACGCAGGCCCTAGACGAAGCCATAGCGGCCAAGGTTTCGTTGCAGCCTGACGACGAGAAGATGCTCAAGGGTTGTGTCGGCGTATTGGCCGAAGCGATGAGCGCACGGGTCACGACTTGGGCGAAGCGAATTGCGCTCGCGGTGACGGGGAACAAGGAATTCGTGTGCGAGGCCAGCGTCTACGGTGGCCCTGACGCACTAGAAGCACGCCAACGCGCCTATGATCTCGCCGACTCGCTTGGCGCACGCTGGTTGCTGTTTCTGGAAGGCGACGAAATGCTCGATACCTCGGTGTCGCGTGCGTACATTCAGCGCCTTGCGAACCATCCAGACCGTAGTGTTCTGGCCTACGACTTTGGGTTCATCACGCACTACAACTCGCCGATTCAAATCCGCGTAGATGGAGCACGCGGAACGACGATGGAGCGCGGACCCAGCGGCATCCGTATGGTTCGGAATCTTGGCGGGAACCGCACGCAGCCCGGATTTTCAGTAAACGGTGGACTGACGATAGCGCCGCTGTTCAGCGAAGAATCGGTACGCGCTGCGAATGTGCGTATCCGCAAGTTTGACCTAATGCGTCCACAAGACCGGCTCCACGTTAGCGAAACGGCTGAATCTGTGTCGGTTTACGCCTACCATGACCAGACGCGAATGGGGTTTCACTGTCTCGCGTATCCTCGCGAAAACCTTGATGACGTTGGCCGCTGGCTCGACTACGCCACTGGTATTTGCGACGACGCCGTGTTGGTGTGGACAGATGAAGCAGAGCCATCACCCGAATGGAAGAGGCTTGCTGCCATATACCAGGCGCGCATTGTCCACCATCCGTTGCGCGATAACCTTGCCGCTGCACGCAACGCAGGCATCGACGCGCTCAGTGAGAACAAGTCGCTAACGTGGGCGTGGTTCGTAGACCCCGATGAATGGTTCGATAAGCCGCTACACGACGCGCAGGCGATGCGCCGTATGGCTGAATCCGTGCGTTATGGGTATCTCGTCCAAACGTGCAATTATCGCCAGAGTGGACCGCCTTCGGTGAGCGATAGCGTGCGTATTTCGCGTCTATTGCCAACGATTCGCATGGATGGTCGCGTACACGAAGGGTTTTCAGATGCTTGGAAGCGATTGCAGGCCGCTGGCATTCACCCTCGACTCGTCTATGCGCCTTTCATGGTTCAGCATCGCGGCATGGCGTTCAGCGCCGACAGGATGCGTGAAAAGCTCGAAAAGTACGAGCATCTTTTGCGCTTGGAACTTGCCGATAGACCAGAAAACCCCGGCGCGTGGACCTCGCTCGCTATGCACTTCATGAACGACGGGCACAAAGACCTCGCCGTAGAGTGCTTGCGTCGTGGCGTGGCTTGCGCGGGTACGAGCTATCTGCCCTACCGCGAACTCGCCTATTGGCACCTCCGCGAAGCACAGGCCCTATTAGACCAGTCCATCGACCGTTTGTCCGAAGGTCATCAGTGGTACAAAATGGCGGCTGAGTTGCAAAGAGTGCTACGCAAGCATGTAGAGCCTGCGTCTATCGTTGCACCCATTAGTGATAGGCCAGTTGCATCGTTGCCGAAGTTCCGTGATAGTTAGTCTATGCTCAAACTCCGTAAATCCAGCCTCGATAAAGCCGTCGCCACGATGAAACGTCTTGGCGAGCAAGGCCGTATCGGGGCCATCGACGGCGTACAGCGTGGCGGCAAGCATCTGGCGAAAAAGGTGCGGGACAATATGTCCTATGCAGACCATACGCTAGAAGACCTGCGACGGCTCGACCATCCCTACGCCGACAGGCATCCGGGCATCCAAATCCACAAAGGTTCAACCGCTGACCTACGCGACGGAACTGCTGCGATTCACAAGCACACGGGAACGCTGCTTGCATCAATTGAGGACCGCCCTGTGGACGGCACGCGAGGGCATACCTACCGCATAGAGGCTAACGAAAACAAGGCTGACTACGCCAAGCGTGTTCTCGGTGGAACGGAGATTATGCACCCTCGCAACGTGTTCCTTGAAACCGCAGAAGCGCCCGGCGTCAAAAAGGATATAGTCAACGGCGTTACCGAGGCGATCATCGCCGCCATCGCGAAGGTCTGAAATGCCTAGCCAACTCGCCGTCACCAAACAATTGCTTCGTCAAACACTGCTGAATGACGCTACGCTGCGTGCTTTGGTGGATGGTAAAGTGTTACCCGCTCACTTGCAGAGCGCGGAAGCAGCCACGGTATTGCGCGACAAGCCCATCATCATCGTTGAAATGACGGGTGGGTTCATGCGCTATTTCACCCAACTACAAGACGTTACGTTCGATATTTGGGTTTACAGCAAGAACAGCAGCGATGAGTGCAACCAAGTCTACGACGTTGCGTTTCCGCTACTCCAACAGACGCGGCTCCATGTAGACGACATTGATATGTGCGGCCTCGCCCGTGAACTCATGCGACCCGAAGTAGGTTGGAACGAAGTCGTCCATGCACACTACGTCCGTGCGAAATGGACGATGAAAGCAACGAGTTAGGAGTTACCGTGTTGAGTTATCCAGGCATCGCTACGTTTACTATGCATCGACCGACGCATATCCAGTGTTCGGCGTGTGGCCTAAACGTCTATGAAATGAAGCCTTATGAGGCTGTGTACCCGCGTGGAAGCGTAGGACGCGCTATGGGGCAGACCAAAATCGTAAAAGGAGAATGTAAATGCGGGTGCGCGTACCAGTTCCCGGTCACTCAGACGGTGTAAACGAAAGCGCACACGTTGCGCTGACTTTGCGCCAATTGGAACAAGACATTCAGAAGCTGGCGCGGATTGTCGCTGAGCAGTCGGAGAAGCATCGCGACGAGGATCGAGCCACAGGTGCGACTACGGACGCCGTATGGCAGTGTCGCAAGTGTTCGTACTTCTTGGGATTCTATGACATTCGCTCCGAAGTGCTGCGGGTGCGCTATAAAGAGCATCTAATGTACGTTCGCGTTGGCCTTGGTGGATTTGTACAGGTCTTTTGCCGTTCGTGTGGCGAGGCGAACACGCAAGAGTTCGTCGCACAGGATGCGAATAGGGGCGAAAGACACTAGGCTAGTCAACGGTACTATGTTACCGTCGTTGCAAGCCGTCCGTGAGGCGCAGCGACCTACCCTTTACCGCACAGGAGTCTGTCGTGGCGCTTAATATTCCTTCCGTTTCCCGTGATGATATTTCCTTCGGTCCCGCCGTTATGTACCTCGGCGCGGCTGGTGCTACCCCGACCGTTGACGTTGGCGCTATCTCTGAAGACGGCGTTTCCATTGAGATCGCGACTGAGCAGCGCGACATCATGCAGGGCAATCCCCGCATCATCGAAATGTCGTTCAACCAGCAGCAGTCGGCCACGGTCAAAGTGACCAGCATCCAGTGGAACTACTCGAACCTCCAGTACGTCCTTGGCGGCGCGGTTTCGACCACGGCGACTTGGGAGAAGTTCGACTTCGGTGGTGACCCGTGCCCGTCTGAGGTTGCGATCAAGATTGTTCACCAGATGTGTTCGGGCGACACCATCAACGTCCATGTGTGGCGTGCGATGGGCGAAGGCAACCTCTCCATCCCGTTCGGTCAGGACGAGCACAGCTTTGAATTGTCGTTCAAGGCCATGCGTGCGACGACTTCGTGGGCTGGCGCTACGCTGTCTGCGGACGCGCAGTTGCTCCAAATCTACCGTCAGCTCGCCTAATAGTCCTTTTCATTAGGACCACTGAACCCGTCGAGGTCTAGCCTTGGCGGGTTTTGTGTATTTGGAGTATGCTACGCGGCAGAGGCCCAGGAGGCACAATGTCAGACGTAGACCAGAATGATAAACCGATGGAAGCGGCGCGTAACGCAGTCGATGCAATCCGCGACCTGTTCGCAACCATCGACCCGCCAGCGGAAATCGAAGTCGTCAACGTGTACGGCGGTTCGACTAAAATCCGCTCGTCGGTTCCGGCACGGAATCAGATTCGTGCGATGCGTGAGCTTGAAAAGCTGACGGCGCTCGCGGCTACGGAAGAAATGCAGGCGCTCGCAAAAAACGTCGGTTCTGGCATTGGTGGTGTGGTCGGGTTTCTGGTCCGTGCAGCGATGCGTGAAGACGTACTCGACGCGCTGTGTGCTTCTTTTGCGGAAGCGCACCCGGCAGCGTTGGAAGCAGCACGCGCTGATGCGAAAGCGGCTGGCGTGAAGGGTGCGGACAAACTCGGTGTCGCTGATTTGTTCGGCGTCGAGGAGGTCGCTAGTGGCCTCGTCCCTTTTTTGTTGAGGATGCTCCAAAAGGCGGCGTCAGCACTGAGCCAGTTGTCGAAGTAAAGGCTGTCAGCGCAGACGAAATCGAAGAAACGCTCGGGACGCTTATCTCTTGTGGGTATGACCTCGAGCGTATTGTCGCGGCGTATTCGTTTGAGCAAATTGGTTTGATGGCCCGATGCGTGCTGCGTTCGCGTGCAGCGATGCTGAATGCTGTTGTAGGCCCCGTACTGGGCGCTACGACGGGCGCGGAATGGAAAGGGCATAGTGTATCGGGTAGCGGTAAAGCGGCCCGTAAAAAGACCAGCACGGGGCAGAACCACCGGGTTTGGCAGTCGTCGGATGCGCCTACGCCAGAGGCCAAGGACAAGGGACTGATGAATGCCTTGTCACGCGCCGGGTTCGCTATCCGGTAGGTATGGGACGCAAAAAGTCAAAAACACGATACACTGGCCCTAGTATGGGGGCCTTATGGCGGCTGACAAGACACTTGGCGATTTGATCTTCGATCTCGTTATCGACGACTCCAAGTTCCAGGCAACAATCGATTCTTCGATAAAGAAGATTCGCAGTCTAAACAGCGCATTCGCATCCGTAGCGCGTAATGCAGCAAAGGCCAGTGCTGGTGGAACTGGCGGCGGTGGCGCAACAGAGCCTACTGAGCAGTCGCGTTCATCGGCTATCAAACAGCTTCTCGCTTTTGGTCGGATGGTGAAGCAAGCGCAAGCGGAAAGCGACGCAGCGGTTCGTAAAGAAGAGGCTAACGAGCAGAAACGGCGGATGCTATTCGGAAGTCGCTTAACAGCATACGGAAAGATGCTGGCCCAAGAGACGGTGAAGCGTGACGCGGCGCTTCGTAGTCAGGAGGTTGCGGAACAGAAAACACGAATGATGTTCAGTGGCCGTCTTGCATCTTACGGAAAGATGATTCAGCGCGAGGTTGCTGCGGTAGCAAAGGCAGAAGAGGCTAAGCGCAAGGAAGAGGCCAAAACCGCTGCTGCCGCTATTGCTGCATTGGCTAAACAAGAGGCGGCACGAAAGAAAGCTGATGCTGCCGCATTGAAGGCGATTAAGGATCGAACCGACGCACAGGAAAGCGTATTCAAAACGCTTGGTTCAGCCGGTACGGACGTAGCCTCTACGATCATGTCTGCGTTCAAGATTGCCACTACCGCGGTCGCAGCGGTCGGGACCGCCATTACTGTTCTCGGCGCGAAGTTTGAGCAGACCATCAACACTGTGTCGGTGCTTAGTGATGGTTCGCTGCCTGAATTGACTAAGGCCGCACGCCAATTTGGCATGGAAAGCAAGTTCTCCGCGCAAGAAGCCGCTGATGCGATGTTGAACTTCGCTCAGGCCGGTATGACTGCTGAGCAGAACATCGCGGCTACTGGCGCTGCTATCAAGCTCGCAGCGGCTTCCGGTTCCGACCTGACGCTCACGACATCGATTATGTCGGATGCGATTTCGCAGTTCAGTCTGTCTACGAACGATGCGTCGAACCTTGCGGATATTTTTACCTATGCGTTGAACGACTCTAAACTCGGAATGGAAGACCTCTCTGTGTCGATGCGCTACGCAGGCACGGTCGGCGCTGGCTTCGGTATGTCGGTTCAGGAGACAACCGCCGCGCTTATGATGTTTTCGAGCCTCGGTTTGAAGGGAAGCAAGGCTGGTACGGTATTCCGTCAGACGATGAATGCTGCTGCGAATACAACACGAGAAGCGGAGAAGGCTCTTGCTGCTTATGGATTAACACAGGCCGACATTAGCCCGCTTACTAAGAAATTCGGTGAGATCCTAAATACAGTTGCCGATGCTGGAATTACGGTCGATGACGCACTGAAAATCTTTGGCACCACCGCAGGCGCTAACGTCGTCGCCCTCGCGAAGATGCAAAAGGAATCAGCTGGTACGGCGAAGTCGTTTGAGTCTTTGGTAGCGGGCATGGATGCCGCAATTAGTCGTGGCGATGCGGCTATCAAAGCAACACAGATGATGGACAACGTGGCCGGTCAGTTCACGTTGCTTATCGCACGGCTACGCGAAATTGGACTGTCGATTTACGATGCTTACTCGGGTCCACTGAAAGCCATTATCACTGAGGCTGGTGGTGTCGCATCCGACATCATTTCCGTGTTTGGATATGCCTCGACCTCGATAAGCGAGGGCGTCGGCGGCGCTCTATCCGACCTTGCCTCCTATATCCGAGACAACCGTGCTCAGATTGTTGGGATGGTTGTAGCGTTTATTGAAGGATTCTCGCGACTGACGGCGCAGATTCTTTCATTGATGCCAACGTTTGCTGGTCTAGTTTCTATTGCGCTGGACTTCGGTAACGCAATCTTCACAGTCGGCGATGCCGTCGCGGCGCTCATTCCAGGTGTGACTAATGCGGCTGGTGTTTTTGCGACTCTATTCTTAGTTGGTGAGGCGTTAGCGTTCGTTGCTGCGATCTCAAAGATTAGTGCCGCAATCAGAGATTTGCAGAAAGCATTAGTAGGCGCTGAAATGTCTGCCGCAGCCGCTACGGGTGGCCTAACGGCTCTCGTAATGATCGGCGGTATGCTCGTCGGTTGGCTCGCTCAGTATGTGACGGCTAACGACGAAGCCGCTGCGTCCGTAGACCGGCTCCGCGCTGCGGAAGAGCACCGCAAACTGGTCAACGACAAGGCGTATGCCGCCGAAGTAGCGCGTGTCAGTAAATTGCTGGATGCCTCTAAGGCGCAGGCGCAAGAAGCGTTGAAGAACGGAAAGACGCTGACGGATGAACAACGCCGACAAGCCGAGGCCACGCTACGGCTGACGAAAGAACAAGCGTTACTCGAAATGCAGAGCGGTCGCCTGGTTGCGATTAAGGGTCGGCTCGCTACGGTTTCCGAAGTCGCGGCGATGGCGTCTAAGGGCGAATCTGCTGCGTTGCAGACGATGTATCGTGAACAGGCAAAAGAAGAAGCAGCAGCGGCAGACCAATTAGAAAGGCTTCGTAGAGCAAAAGCAGACGCAGATAAAGGATTTAAAACAGCTGTTCGTGGTAGTTTCATACCAGGCGCACCATCGCAAGAAGATGTACGTCAAAATCTCGCGCAGACAGGTGGAGGCCAAGTACAGAGTTACGAAGAACTCACACTGGCTATCGCTGATGCTGAAAAGGCACTTGAACGGATCCAAGGCCGTGACGAGGCGTTCCGTAACGAGCTTTTCTTAGCGCAACACGCCGTCGATAAGACCACTGGCTCAATGAAGAAATTGCAGGGTCCGACGAAAGAAGCCGCTAAGGCTACGGATGAACTTGCAGCCGCAATGCGTGGTCTTATCGCGGATGCACAGAAGCGGTACGACGAGGTTCTAAAAGCCTTTGAGGAGGCCAATACATCCGAAGGCGAGCTACAAGCAAAGCGTCTTGAAGAACAGATTGCAACGGATAATGCGACATACCAGGCCGCTGCAATTGCTGCCGCGAAACTGAATGATGCAAGCGTAGATTGGGAAAAACGTCGGCTTGAGTCTGAGAAGATGGTTCGTGCGGTTTACCGCAAAGGTCTGCTCGATGAATCCAAGGCGTTCTTAGAGAAGGAAGTCGCTGAGGCGAACAACGCGATTTGGGATGAGGCAGAGCGCCGCGCTGCGGGACGACAAAAAGAGATTGAGGCTATTCTTGCATTCTACCGCGAGAAATTAGCCGCAGCGGCGAATGACGCGGATGCTACTAAGCAGCTTCTAGATGACCGTGATGCTGCACTAGACGCTGCCGGTGCAAAGTTCCGCGCAGAAGACCTAGCCGCTGAGGAGGACTACCAAGCTAGGCTCTCCGAAATTCGTAAAACTGCTGCCGAGCGTTTGGGTAATGAGGTCAACACTATTGAAGAGGCAAAACTGTCGGCCTCTGAAAAGATCCGCAAAGACGCCAATGATAAGGTCAAAGGCATCATTGACGACGGCGTAAAGGCGTATCGTGAGGCGAATAAAGATCGCGAAGTGTCAGACCTTGAAGCATTCACCTATGCGCTATCGCTGTTGCAACAGAACAAAGAAGCGGTCGGCGCGATCTTTGAGGATGCCGATAAGCGTGCTCGCGAGGCTGCTACGCCTTACGAGAAACTGCGAGCTACTTTCGTAAAGGTCTTCGGCGAAGGTGCTGGCAAGTCGCTAGACGACCTCAAAAAGAAACTGGAAGAGACGGGCGGCACCGCTAAGCGTATCGCTGGTATCATTGGCAAGGCATTTGGCGGCGCATTCAAAGGCATCAAAGCTGGATTCGACGCTATTATGGGTGTGGTTCAATCCATCAGTGGATTCAGCCTCAACATTCTCGGCACCATCCAACAGGCAGTCGGAGAGGCAACACAAGCCCAAGACGCCGCAATGGCCGACGCTGGCGAGCGTGCGAAGGCGGCGGGCTTCGACCCTAACGTAGCGGCTAGACGCGCTGCAAACACCATCGACGGTGGCGTAATCGCTACGCAGTTCGTGGAGGGCTTGTTTGCCAACGCGCTACGTATGACCGAGTTCTTCTTGGCGGCTGTTGGGCCTACGCTTGCGGCGCTCGCAGCGGGTCTGCCTGACTTGTTTACGGCGGTTGCTGATGCGTTGCCGGGTATTGCTACGGCGCTCGCGCAGAACATTGGGCCTGTCATCCAGGCGATTGTAGACGGCGTTCCGAAGGTTGCTATCGCACTGATTCAGTCGCTTCCGACGATTGTTACGGCACTAGTTCAAGCAATTTATACGGAACTAATACCGCAACTTCCAATAATTGCGTTTGAACTTATGAAGGCTATTGCGTTGGCCTTTTGGGAAATCGTAGGCGACTTGGCAAAAATGCTTTGGGATGCTTTACGAGGCCGCGGTGGAAAGGAGGATACAGGCAACGCCGCCGCCTATTCCGGCATCGACTACGTTCCGTCCACCATGCGTGCCACGCTCCACCAAGGCGAAGCCGTTATCCCCGCAGACCGCAATGCACGACGTATGCGCGGCGCTACGGCCCCGGCACCCGCAGGAGCAGACCAGAACTACGGTGGACGCAGCGGCGGCGGTAATGGCCCCGTGGAAGTGTCTGTGATCGCAGAGGGCCGCTTGTTAGAAGCCGTCCAACTAAGGGCACAGGATATGGGGCGTGCTACTGGTATGAGCAAGCGCATTCGCAAAGCAGCGGGAGTACAGGTAGGTTTCTCTCGCGGTCAGTTCAATCCGTGGTCGTACTGAGGTAAACGATGACTTGTGCAGGCAAACCAGAGGCATATTTCGTCGTTCCTGACGGGTTTGTGCCCGAAGTTTACAGCGCGTCGTCGCAGGCTGGGGTTTATCCTGGTCTGACTACCTCAACCTCGATGGGTCGTTTGGTTCCGATGCAGTCGGGTGATTCGATTACGAGCAGCGTAGGGACGAGCTACGACTACGGGATTGTGCGTGCTGGTGGCACGAATACGGCGGAATGGGTCTGGGCGCGCACAGGAGATTCGTTCAAAGGCAAGGACGACATTCGGAATTGGTGGGGTACACACGTTCCGTTAGCGGTTAGCCCGTGGTCCTCTAACAACAGCACGATGTTTCACGCGCCGTCGCGTCGTCTCTTCGTGTGCGGCGCATCGGGTTCAAGCACTTCCGTTGTCTTTTACTACCGCAACGTAGACACCGACCGATACGACGTATGGACTAGCGCGTATACGGTTACGCTGCGCCAAGCGACACACGCAACGGACATTTCCGGCATCGCGCTTGTTGCGCTTTATGATGGCACTTGCTTGATGATTGTGAGAAATGCGTCGGCTAACGACTTCGACGTTTACGCATCTACAGATCCAACGGTGGGATCGAGTTGGAAGCTCGTTAGCCGCGATATTTTGCTTCGGTTCAATGGGACTACGATAGCGCAAGGTGTGAAGGCGCATATCAAGGTGGCGGCGTCTGGAGATTATGTTCGGTTAGTATTTGCGTTGCCTGCATCTGCGGGTTCTTGCACGCTCCGCACCTTCGTCTCGCAAGATCGTGGAGCCACTTGGGTCGAGTCGATCAGCAGTCCAGTTAGAACGGTTCCCGCAATAGCTGGAACCACAGACGACTATGCTCCGTTTGACGTAGTAGGATTGGGACAGACGGGTAGTTTCGCGATTGCTCAGTATTTCTACTCTGTTTCGCACTTTCTAACGGTAAATACAGCATTTGGAACAGATGCTTGGTCGACCGCGAGTTATGGCGCATATATTTGTCCACAAGCCGTTCAAACTGTAATTTTAGGTAGTAACGAATCTTTCGCCTATGTATTCGGCCTATGGTCTGATCGTGGTACATCCAATGCCGATGGATGGGTGATGGGTCGTGCCGATGTGGCAACCTATTCTAGCGATCACACACCATGGGCTTTCACAACGGCCACTTCGATCAATGGCTATGACGGCATGGACTACCTCGCTTGCCGCGCAAAGATGGTGTGGGCAGGCAATGCTTGGTTCGTCTACAGTGCCCGCAAAGCCGAAGCTGGTGGCGCTTCCGGCCAAGACCCTTTCGGTTGGTACTTCGGCGACTGGACGCTGCGTAGTCTAGGTCAGTTTGGCCCATCGCAAAATCCAACGGCGATGACGAATACGATGTGGGATTTGGCCTGGTATTATAGCCACAATCAGCCTCAGGACGGCGCTGGAACGAGTTGGACAAGAGTACTCAGCGGTACGGGTTCTGGCTCATATACAGCGCCAGGAATATACCTCACGCGAAATACTACCGGATATGTCTCATATAACCATCCAGAAACTACCGTTGGTACATGGTTTACAAGCGGTGGCGTATGGAAATGGTCAGTCAGACTAGATAGCGGAGGCACTGGTTCCGCTATGCACTTGGTAAATATAACCATGTGCAACGCAGCAATTACGCAAGCCTATGATGTCTACATACGGCTCACAGCGACACAGGCTGAAATATATGATGTTGGCACATCCAGCGTATTAGCTACAATTTCTGGCCTGAATCTTGCGACTGGAAGTTCTGGGGCATTTCACGAAATGCGCTTCGTTGCTGGCCCCGGTGGAATGTCCTGCCGTCTTGAAATCTTAGATACGGCAAGTGGTATCTGGTATACGAGTTCTACAGTAAATCTGACATTAAACGTCGCTGTTCTTACTCCAAGAGTGCGATTTGGAATAGCTTATTTCTTCGCGACTACTGGCATCCAGTCCTCTTGGTGGAGAGATTTTTGCTGCACGATGGATGGCACGACACTCAATCGAGCTAGTGCAAATATGGTCAACGCGGGCACCATAACGGACGCGGCTAACTTACTGTATGGTCAACCCTGCTCGCCAGCGCCGCAATACTTGGAACAAGGGCTCTACGTCTCTTGGACCGGCATGTACGGCACGGAAGGCGACGAGTGGAACGGTACGCTGGCCTACTCCTACCCAAAGGAAGCTATCCTCGTTGACTCGCCGCGTATCCCTTGGCGCACAGTCGATGCGAGCACCACTGGTAGCATCATTCTCTATATTGGCTCGTCAGTAGACCGATTTTATCACGACGCTATCGCGCTTTTCGGCTGCAATAATCGATATGCGCTTGTGGATTACGATACCAATACAGCGTTTAGCTCACCATCGGCTACGCAGACCGTGGACTTCACGGTTTACGGCAGCGGTACAACACCGCTCGTCGTGTCTGCGCTGACCGGCAACGCTATCGGAATCACAGGGACTACGTTCAAGTGGACCACTGGCGAACTCGTCGGTTGCTACGTCCGTATGTTGACGGGGACCGCTGCTGGAAAGACATTCAAGATTACGCGACATCCAGCGATAAACCGCGTGCATTTCGACGGCGAAACGACGTTGCTTTCGACACAAGGCGTAGCGGTTAGCAATACATTTTGTATCTTCTCGTCTAGCGGTGTGTTGAAGTACAGTGGCGCTGTCGGTGTAGAAACCTACATGCGAATCCGCCTTGCAGATACCGACACCGCCGAAGGCTACCACCAACTCGGCACCGTCGTAGCAGGCACATCGGTCGCCGTAGACGTTCCACTCGATTGGGCGCATACGGACGACGAGCAACCCAACGTAACGACCTATCGAACTAAGTCAGGTATCGCGTGGGCATTTGCGGAGGGTCCATCGCAGCGCACCTATACAGGTCGCGTTGTCGGTGACGCGGAGCGATGGCGTGAAAAGTTCCGTGCGATGCTCCGTCAGATTTCCTACGAAGGCAAGCCCATTGCGTTCGTGATGAACTCCGACCAATCGCCTGAAACGCTGATGCTTGGTCGCGTGAAGTCCGGTGGTGCGCTCGACAATGCCGGGTGGTATCAAGACTCGGCAGGCATCATGCGTACCGCTGGCGACCTCTCGCTGACGTTCGTTGAGGAGAAGTAATGGCGGGTGAGGTCATCATCGCCGCTCCGTTTCGCCAGTGGGCGCTTACGGACCCCGTACAACGCACGGCGCGTGTACCTTCGTCGTCGTGGCTAACGGGGCCTAATGGCCTCACCTACGCAGACGCTATCATGGTAGTTGACGTAGTGCTCGGCTCGCAGACTCGTGGCGCTCGGTTTCGCATTGCGTCGGAACCGCTAACGTCGGCCAACGGCACGGATGACAAGAGCGCACGCGCAGGCATTATCGAAGAACCGCCTATCGTCGCGTCGTATTCGCTAGGTGATGGTTCGTCGCAAGCCCGTTCATTCGCGTTGTCGATTCACCCGCTGTCGGGTCTTGATTTGCCGACGATGCTGGCGCAAGGGTTATTGCCAACAGGGATAGCGGAAATCTCGCTGGAATGGCGCAACCAGGACGGAACGCCTAGCGACTACATGAAGCGCGTTGTCGTGTGTCGTGGCATCGTCAATGGCATCTCGTTCGGTGGCCGCTATCCATCGCCGGCAGAAACCAGTGAAGACCGCATGTGGCGCGGGACTGAAATCGTGGAGTTTGAGGTCATCGACCCCCGCGACGTATGCCAAACGTGGATGCCGCCCCAAGTCGTAGACAGCCAAGGCATTCGGTTCGCAAATCCGCATCCTGACGCTATCGGGCAGCGGCTACCGCTCGTCTACAATGGATTCGGAAGCATCCCGGCGCTGCGTGTGACGCGGAATGTGTCTACCGTGGTCAGCGTGACGAGCAACAACACCTTCGTATTCGCGCTCGGTCACGGATGGACGGTTGACCAAGTGAAAGTGAATGGAGTTACCCGTCTAGCCACGGATACTACCTATCCTTGGTCGCTTTACGAAGGCATAGATGGCCTTGGTACAGCGTATTCCGCAATCCTTTTCGATACGGATTCTGGAACAGTCGACAACCAATATAATCTCGGTGGATATGTTCGATATACGACGAGCACCGTAGTTGTTTGGGAAGAGTCCGACGCTGTTCATGTTTCATGTTCACGCACCACGAACTTGCGCTCCATCGTTATGGTCGCCCAAGCAATACTCAGCGACTTCTCTGCCGTTGGTTCGCAAGGTCTGCACCCGCGTCTATTCGCCGACGCTGACGCCAAACTCGCAGGCATGGGACTCCCCAAAGTGCTTATCAATGGGTCCGACAGTGGTAGCGCAGCGAATGCTCTGGACTTCGTGGAAACGGGCCTGCTCGCGTCGTACCCGATGGTGTCGATGGTATGGGAAGAAGGCGCGTATGGTCCGGTAGTGACCGACTTCCGCTCGATGCCCGTAGCCAAACTCGTCGCTGGTGCGGTTCCGCTTCTCGACCGCGTAAGTCTGATTACAACGTCGCAAACATCGGAAATCTTCAACCGCTTTACGCTCAAATATGCCTACGATTCCTTCGCTGACACCTACTCCAAGGTCGTTATTCGCGACCGCACGAACAGCGGCCTATGCGAGTACAGCGAAGACAACATCGGTCGGCGTGACCATGATGTAATCGAGTCGCCGTATATCCAAGACGACGCGACCGCGAACGCAGTCATTGACTGGCTTGTAGCGCACAAATCGCTTCCGTCGTACCTCGTTGAATACGAGGCATTGCCGGTGGCGTTCTTCACCTTGCGCCGTGGCGACACCGTGCTTTTGTCCGACGATGAGTTTTCATGGACAGACCAGCGTGCGACGGTTGAGCAAATCGAATACCGACGCGGCTATTGCAAGGTCACGCTTCGCGTGTGGGTGCGCTACGTTGACCTTGGCGGTGCTGCCTATTCCGCACCCACGGGGGCATAATGTCGATTTGGCTCATGGCAGACCGCAGAGTGACCGTTTATCGGCTTTCTGACTATGTATTGGATAGCGTAGCGGCTACTACCGCTGGGCTTGCGCCTTCGCGTCAACCTGCGAAGCCTGCGTGCATTGAAGTCCGTTCTACAGGTGGAGCGGGTGGTACGGTAACCGTACAAGGCATCGTCGCGGGTTCCGCCGATAGCGAAACTCTGACCTTTGCGGGGCCGGACGTGCTGACGACACGCAAGGTGTTCCAGTCGCTCAATTCAACCATCGCGTTTGCGGTTACGGGCATGGCCGGGGCTACGCTGTCCGCGTCGGCGACAGGTTCAGATGGTTCTGCGATCCAAACGGTAACGGGTGCCGTAGCAACCGATTGGCCGATGCGTATGGACCGTGGCTTCTCTAAGTGGCCTGGCAAATATACTCAGGGTGTCGCGCAAACCGAAGAAACACGCTTCTACATGGAATATGCGTCATGGTCGCCGCGTGAAAACGACGTATTTGTAGACGGACTGACCAGCGAACAGTTCATGGTCATCGGCGTTCCGACGTACCACGGCGGCGGCATGTATTTACCGCACCATACGGAGGTTCGCGTCGTTCGTCGTGAAGGTTCCATTACAGGCACCGGAGGCGGTGGCGGTGGTAGTGGAGGCGGTGGTGGAGGTGGAGGCGTTCCATCGACCGCTACCTATACGACTATCGACGCCGTACAGGCGGGCGACGTACTCGCGTTTACGCAAGATGGTAAAGTGCGGCTCGCGAACAATACTTGGACGCTTTCCCCGCCACGGTATTTCGCTCGCCTCGTTGCCTACGAGTCCGCTGCCGCGAATACGCCGGTCAAGTGCTACGTCGTCGCCGGTACACAGGTCAATGTTCGGTTCGCGTCGGCTCCACCGTCGTCTGCTAACGGCAATCCCGCGTATCTATCCGCGACCAGTGGCCTCGCTACGCACGCTATTCCGTCTGCGGGTGGACAGGTCATTTGTCAGATAGGTGCGATTCTCGACGCCGATGGTAGTAAAACCACATGCCAGGTCGTATTGTTGTTCAGCGATATGCCTGTTCAAATTCCGGTGTAAAGATGCAGCGTAACTACATCACCTCTGAAATCTCGTTCGCGGCCTATCTGCTCGCCAACGGATGCACGATTTCTGAGGTCGTGCGAGAAGGTAGGAAAGTCCGATGGAGATTCGTGATTGACGCTGACCGCTTGTCACACCTAGAAGCCTCTTGGCCTACCTCGGTGGACGCACGTTTCTGGAACGTGTACCAGACTCTCAAGGGGCAACTCCAACTGCGAAAGGATTAGGCCGCAGACCAAATGCCTAACCGTAGATCCTGCTGGTAGCAGATGAACCAGATTTATCCTTTACTTTGCAGCAGGAGATACTACGATGCCTTCCGTTGGTTCACTTCTCAGTCTTTCGTCGCTCGGTCTTCCGCAGCGCACTAGCAGCGATGCGAATGCCACTCTGTCCGGTGACATCTCGGGCCTTGGCTCGTTGTCATCCTCGTCGCTGACCGCTTCTGGCGCGGTGACCGGTGGTTCGTTGGCCGTGTCGGGCGCTTCCGTTATCCACGCTCTGACCGCTGATGGCATTACCGCGCAGTCGCTTTCTGCTTCTGGTTCGCTTTCTGCTGGAACGACTCTTGCCGTGACTGGTGCGGCTACCCTGTCCAGCACCCTTGGTGTCACGGGTGCATCGACCCTCGGCGTGCTGAACGCTGGTGCGTCTACCCTTGCTTCGGCGTCGGTGACGAACGCCCTTAGCGCGGGTAGCTTCTCGGTGAGTGGCGCTTCGGTTGTTCATGCGCTCACAGCGGACGGCATCACCGCTCAGTCGCTGTCGGCTTCGGGCAATGGTAGCTTCGGTGGCACCCTCGCGGTGACGGGGCTCTCGACCCTCGCCGATGTGAACGCCGCGAACATGGACCTCAGCGGCGACCTCGATGTTACTGGTGCGGCTTCATTCAGCGGCGCGATTACTGCTGATGACATTAGCGCGGCGGATTTTTCCGCTTCGGGTAACGTCTCGGTTTCCGGCACGCTGTCGGTTGACCTTGGCTCGACACTGCACGCCGTTAGCGCGACCGATATTGACGCTTCGTCGGTGTCGGCGACTGGCGATGTTTCGTCGGACACCCTGCACGTTACCTCGCTCTCGGACCTCCACGACGTTGATATGTCGGGCGATCTCGACGTAACCGGCTCGTCGAACTTCCAAGGCGCGATGACCGCCGCTGCGATCACAGCGTCGGGTGCGGTATCGTTCTCGTCCACCTTGGGTGTTAGCGGATTGCTCTCTGCGGTCAATGCGAATTTCAGCGACGATGTGGTCATTCAAGGCGACCTCACGGTGCAGGGAACGACAATCAGCACGCAGTCTGACCTTGCATTGGCGGATCGTTTCATCGTTCAGAACTACACGCTCACCAATCCTTCGGCTGGTTATCAGACGGCGGGTGGCGTGTACGTCGTCAAGGCTCACAGCGCTCAATACACCGTCACCTCGGTTGATGGCGCGTTGGAGCGGTTCATTGTTTCCGCTGACCCGCAAAACGACGTTGCGGTGGACGACGTTATCTCCGTGTACGGCTTGGCTCAGCCGACCAACAATGGTCTGTTCCAGGTCGCCGCTGTCGGTGCCAACTACATTCAGGTGAAGAACGGCACAGGCGCTCTCGTTGGTATCGTAGACTCGTCCAATCTCACCAGCGAAACCGCTCCGGCGAACTGCAAGCTCGCGAACGTCGAATTCAAGGTGCTCCGCGCCGACGCCAACGGGACTTCGTTCTCGCTCGGCTATGGCTACAGCGCTTCTTCGATGGTGTTTGACGAAATCACCCCGGCCAGCGCGATTACGCTGCAACAGGCGTACAACAACGGCGCGGAAATCGCGACCTCTGGCTCGGTCAACGTCCTCGTCAGCGGGACTGAGGCCCTGGAAGTTACCGCGAACGGTGGTATCCTCTCCAATAGCCTCGACCTGTCCAGCACGCTCGACGTTGGCGGTGCGGCTTCCTTCGCCAACAACATCACGCAGTCGAACGCGGCCTCCAGCATCTCGTTTGCGGCTCCGCTTTCCACCACCAATACCGCCTCGTTCGGCGGCAATACCTCGGTGGCCGGTACGCTTACGCAGACGGGTGGTGGCGATGTCCACTTCTCGGGCGATGTGACCGCACAACTCGACCTCGATGTACTCGGTGACACTGCGTTGACCGGCGCTTTGTCGGGCTCTTCGGCTACGTTCTCGGGCGCGTTGTCGTCCGGTGCGGCTACCCTGCTCAGCGCGGATGTTACCAATAACCTCGATGTGGGCGGTGACGCCGATGTGGTTGGGTCGCTCTCTTCCGGTGCGGCTACCGTCGCTTCGTTGGCGGTTAGCGCGAATGCGACCGTTACAGGCGACCTCAGCGTTACCGGGTTGTCGCACTTCACGGGTGCGATGGATGGCTCTGTTGCTATCTTCAGCAGCTACATCGAAGCGGACTCTGCCTCCTTCGCTGGTGAAATGGCTTCGGCCTCTATCGACGTAAGCGGTAACGCCGACATCGGTGGAAGCGCGGTGGTTTTGGGCACGTTCCAGTCGGGCGCGGCGACTCTCGCTTCTGCGTCTGTGACCAACAATGCCTCCGTTGGCGGCACGCTGTCGGTGACTGGCACAACTACGCTCTCCGATGCGCTTGGCGGTACTTCCGCTTCGTTCTCCGGTGCGCTCGATGCTGACTCTGCCAGCTTCGATAACGCGGTCGGCGCGGCTTCTGCGTCGATCTCGGGTGAAATGGCGGCTGGTTCCGGTGTATTCTCCGACGCGGGAACGGCGCTTCAGGTTGACCACGACGCAAACATCGACGGTAACCTCGCGGTCGGCGGGAACCTGACGGTTGGCGGCGACATTGCGCTCGATGAACTCACCGTGCTTCGCATGGGCGTTACATGCACGGCAGCGGAAGCCATCGCGGCGGGCAGCATCGTTTGCCTCAGCAGCGGCACCAAGAAGGTCAGCAAGTCCCTCGCAGACGACGCGGTTCTCCCGGCCTTCCGTCGCGCCTTTGGTGTATGCCGTGACTCGCTGTCGTCCAATGGTTCTGGCTACGTCGCCATCGCGGGCTTCGCCTCCGTGAACCTTGCGTCGTCGCAGTCGGGTACAGCCGGTGCGCCGGTTTACCTCTCGGCGGATACGGCGGGCGCTTGTACGCTTTCCGCTCCGAATGGCGCGGGTAACGCGGTTGTCCAAGTGGGCTACCTCGCGGAAGATATTAGCAGCGTCACAGCGGCGGTTGTCGCTCTCGCGCCGCAGTTCATCGCGCAAATCCCGGCCTAGTGTCGGTTTAGGGTGGCCCGGTTGGCTCCTTTGAGTCGCCGGGTCGCCCTCCCTGTACCGTTTTATTCGCGCTTTTTGTCCGCCCTTTCAACCTCCACTGAGGTACGCACATGGCTACGCAGACCAACAACTTCATCTTGCTTGAGAAAGACCCATCGAGTCCGATTCGCGGCCAACAACGGTCGGTGGATGCGGCAGACGACCTGGTTCTGTCGCCTGCAAGCGTAGCCCTTGCGCCTACGGGTAACGTGACGCTGAACTCGACCTCGGGTTCGATTGGTATCGGTAGCTCCGCTTCGACTCAACCGATCAACATCGGTACGGCTGGTGCGCGTATCGTCACCTTGGGTCAGGGCATCGGAACCGGGCCGACCATCATTCTCAACGGCGTGACGAACACCACGACCTTTGAAGGCTTCGGCGCTCTCGGTATCGGGTCGAACTACACGGGTGCGGAAACCATCACGCTCGGTTCGGCAGCGGGCGGTTCGCTGGGTTACTTCCGCGATATTTACATCGGTTCGACCAACTCTACATCGTCCACGAACCTGTACGCCGGTTCGGCGGGCTTGAACCTCAACGGTCAAATCAACCTTTCGGCGACCACGAACGCGCTGAACATTACGTCGTCGTCGGGCGCGATTACCATCGATGGCACGACCACCGGCACGATTTCGATGGGTACGGTCGGCACTGGCACCATCACCATCGGTAACACGACCACGGCGCGTACCATCACGATTTCCAACGGTGTCGCGGGTGCGATCAACATCGGTAACGATGCTTCGTCTACGGGCGCTATCGCGATTGCGGGTGCTTCGGCCACCGGCGCACGAACCATTACCATCGGTACGGGCGGAACCGGGGCGAAGACGGTTCAAATCGGTGAAAGCACCGTTGCGACTTCTACGGTTTCAATCCAAGCGGGTACGACGGGCATCAACATTGGAACGAATGCCGTTGCAACCCCTGTCAACATCGCGACCGCCGCGACAGCCGGAGCCGTCTCTATTGGAACTGGAAACGCAACTCAGGCGATCTATATGGGCTACACCGGATTTGGCGGTGGAGGCACAAAGACGGTCGTACTCGGATCTCAATTTCTTACATCGTCTACTGTGGTGCAGGGTGGTTCTGGTGTGACGGCAACAACTGGCGTAGCGATTGTCGCGACAGGCTGGTTGAACCTCGGCAACGATACCGGAACCGGCCAAATCAACATCGCCGCCGCCAATGCGACGGGTGCACGCACTATCCTCATCGGCACCGGGGCCACGGGCGCTAAGACCGTTACCCTCGGTGAAGCGACGGTTGCGGGTTCCGCGACGACCATCAACGGTGGTTCGACGGGTGGTGTGACCATCGCCTCGGTTGCTCTGACGAATACGCCGGTCAATATCGCCACTTCGACCGGCACGCAGACGGTTTCGATTGGTACGGGCGGCACGGGCGCGAAAACCCTGACCATCGGTTCGCTTGCCTCGACTTCCGCGACGACGATTCAGACCGGCACCGGGGCAATGACCTTTACCGCCGGTGCGGCCTATACGGTCAACGCGGTCGGAAACATTACGCTTTCCACCGGGGCGAACGCTGGCACCATTTCGTTGACAAACACAAGTTCCGCGGCGATCAATATCGGTGCGGATGCGGGTACGGGGCAAATCAACATCGCAGGAACAGGATCGCGTACCGTCAATATTGCTACGTTAGGAGTTGGCTACAAAACCGTAAATATCGGTGCAAACACTGTCGCAGAGACAGCAGTATCCATTGATGCGGGTACAATCGGTGGAATTACAATCGGCAGCGGAGGCGCAGCCACACCCATCAACATCGCCAATGCGGCAACGGCAGGCACGGTCAACATCGGCAGTGGCGCATCCGCCTCCGCGACCCAGACCCTGAACTTCGGTACGGGCGCGGGCGTCAAAACCACAACGCTCGGCTCTACCAATACGACCTCCACGACGACCGTCAACGCGGGAACGGGCGGGCTCGTTCTAGCCAGCACCGGCGCCGGTGTCGTGTGGCTCGGCAACAACACCGCGACGGGCAACATCGAAATCGCCGGTGGTAACGCCACGGGCGCGCGAACGGTCAACGTGGCGACCGGCGGGACCGGAGCCAAGACGCTCAACCTCGGTTCGACGGCCACGGGCTCGACCACGACCTTGAACGCGGGCGTGGCGCAGGTCGCCGTATCGGCCTCGGGGGCGGTGTTCGGCGTCGCAGGCTCGGCGGTTCTTCCGGGTTGTATCGTCATCACCAACACTGAAGGCAGCGCGGTATCCAAGGGCGATGTCCTCTGCATCAACACCGCCTCGACCTCGGGTATCGGTCAGCCGTCCGTCTACAAGGCGAACTGCAAGACCGCGGGCAAGAAGGGATTTGCCGGTATCGTGGTCGATGCCTCCATCGCCAACGCGGCCACGGGC